TCAAGTTAAATCATTGAAAAGAGCATCCAGTTTATCGGCTGATGCTTTTTTTGTTTCCTCTAAAACATGACCATATATATTTAAGGTGGTTTGTATGTCTTTATGTCCCACTAGGTCTTGGATGGTTTTTGGACTTTCACCAGCTTCAATCAAACGGGTTACATATGTGTGTCTTAGGGTGTGTAGTCCAAAATTAGGAAGTCCAGCATTAGTACATATTCTGTCATGGTATTTTCTAACATTCCTTGCTGATTGTACATTACCAGTTGTAGTACCAAAGACATATTTATTTAGGTCATTCGGTTTAAGGGGTTCAAGTCTATCATAAAGAAATGTAGGTAGTGGTATGGTTCGGTATGATTTACGCTTGGGTGGCGTTGTAAGCGTTTTTGAATCGCTAGGTGTACCGTCACTAGCATAAGTTCTAACACGCCTTACAGATTGATTTATAGCGATTGTACGCTTAGTAAAATCAATATCTTTCCAAGTTAATGCTAGAATTTCACCAATTCGCATACCCGTAAATAGTGCCGTTAGATATAGATTACCATGTAATTCACCCTCTAGGGCTTTAATATATGCCCTTTGCTGGTCACGGCTTAATATTTCAATCTCCTTTGGGTCTTTGTCTTTATTAGGTATAATTGCACCCTTTACAGGGTTTGTTGCAATTAGGCGATTATTTACAGCACTATCAAAGGCTTGTAAAAGAACTAAATAATATTTTTTGATCGTGGAGTATGCCAAATTATCATATTCATTTAAGAAGTTTTGAACATCTATGGGTGAAACATCTTTCAACTGCATCTTACCTATTTTAGAGTGCTTTATATTATTGTTATATATCGTCATGTAGCCTTCAAATGTGCCAGCCGATACTTTGTTATACTTGTTTACTAAAAGATGCGTATAAGTCCATTCTGATACTGTATACGCCTTATTATTAGCAAGTCCCTTAAATTGATTTAGTTGTTCGTTCCACTCATCCATTTTTTTCTTGGCTTTTGGTTTTGTACTAGCACTAAATTCTTTTTTATTACCTAGCACATCTGTAAACCTAACACGCCATCGCTGATAAGTTTTACCGTTTCTTATCTCTTCACGTTTTTTAAAAGTAGCCATGCTAAGTCCCTCCTAAGTTGAAAAAAGAAGCGTATGCATTATACACTTCTTTTATTTTCTTGTGTCTTTAAACTCTTCTAATACTTTCTTTCTTGTTTCAGCTAATGCTTCAACATATACTTGAAGCATATTTAATTCATGTTCTGTAATGTCCACTAATTCTACATTAGAGAATATTTGTTTTATCTTACCTAACATTTCAAAAGTCTTAGCTTCATTCTTTAGGCGTTCCACATCATACTTTCTCGACCATTCCTCAAATTTAGAACGGTTATCAGATTTACCCATAAGCCAATCAAGACTGACTTTGAAGTAATCAGCAATGGCACTTAGAGAGGATGCATTTGGAACTGTACCATTTATCCATTTTCTTAAAGTACCATTTCCTAAATTACAAGCCCGTTCAACTTCAACGAGTGTCAATTTCTTTTCCTCACAAAGCATTTCGATGCGTTCCCCTAAAAGAGTTTTTTCTTTAGATATAGTCATGCTATTTCTCCTTATGTGCAAGTTTTTTCAAGGTTATTCGATTTCTTTCAATTTTTTTTCTTATTTTTTCTTTACACTTAGAAAGTAATCGCATATTATTAGTATGTAAACGTTAAAAAAGGAAAAAGTTTACAACTTTCTTGATGCGTATGAAAACATGAATTTAAGTTGAAAAAAAAGGAATCTCTCACCCCTTATATTATCTTATTTTCATGTGAATGTAAACGTATTTAAGAGAAAATATGAAAAAAAATGAATGGAAAAAGGAAAAAAAGCTAATGAGACAACACATTAAATTAACACGAATCTCTAAAACCATGAACATTTCACATGATGCGATGGTTAGTATTATTGCCTTGATTGTTATTAAATTCCCTAAATCAGTTAATGAATTTAAGCTAGTCAATGATGAAATGTATGTATCTGAAAAGGGACTAGACTTAATCATTGATTTTTTCTGTAAAGTCACTAAAGTGTATGACCTTATGGACTTAGCACTTGAATTTGAAAATGACAAATAAAGAACTAGAGCAACAGCTTTTTCTATTAACAAAAAGAGTTGAAGAACTTGAAACTGAAAAAGCATCCTTACTTGGAAAGTTGTATAAAATTTCCGATGTTGCTGAATTACTAGGAGTTAGCCAGCGTACAGTATATCACATGATAGAACGTGGGGAACTTCCAACGGTTAAATTTGGTACAACTAGAGTGCGTGCAACTGACCTTTTAAAACTGATAGGGAACAATGAGGAATACCATGAACAAACCGTCTAACGTAACACTATATCCACACCAAGAAAAGGCGTTAGAACTCACTAGAGGTCAAAATAAAGTGGCTTATTATTTAGATATGGGACTTGGTAAAACATTTTGTGCAACAGAAAAGATGATGGAGTTAGAAAGTGATTACACCTTAATAGTATGTCCAAAATCATTAATTGATACATGGATAAAGCACTTAGAGGTGAATTATTTTTACTTAACTGTTAGAGATTTATCTAAAATAAAAGGTGACATTATATTTGATTCTAATGTTGGTGTAATTAATTATGATGTGGTGTGGCGTAGACCCGAATTACTAAAGCTAAAAAATTTCACTTTGATACTTGATGAAAGTTCATATATAAAAAATGATACTTCAAAAAGAACAAAGTTCATAATGAAACTTAAACCTAAAAATACAATCTTACTAAGTGGTACGCCTACGGGTGGCAAATATGAGGAACTTTACACACAAGCTAAATTACTAGGAATGAATATAACCAAAAAAGATTACTGGTCAACCTACATAAGAACAATAAAAATGGACGTTGGTGGGTTTAAGATTGACAAAGTGATTGGTTATAAAAATGTAGATATGCTAAAAAGGAAGTTTCGGGAACATGGTGCTGTATTTATGAGGACAGAAGATGCGTTTGAATTACCAGCACAGATTGAAACTATATACAAATGTAAGTTGCCAACTTCATATAAGAAGTTCTTAAAAGATAGAATAATAACGGTTGATGGTGTTGAAATGATCGGTGATACACCATTGAATATGGCATTATATCTAAGACAATTAGCCAGCCAGTACAACAAAGATAAGATTGATAAATTAAAGGACTTGATAGAAAGTACAAATGATAGATTGATTATATTTTATAACTTCAAAAAGGAGTTAGAAATTATCAAAAGTATAATTAATAGACCAATATCCGTTGTTAACGGCGATACACATGATTTAACAGCCTATGATGAACACGATAACAGTATAACTCTAATACAGTATCAAGCTGGTTCTATGGGCTTAAATCTACAAAAGGCAAATAAAATCATTTACTTTAGTTTAACACGTTCAGCCGAACAGTTTATGCAGAGTAAAAAGAGAACAAATAGGATTGGACAGGAGAGAACTTGTTTTTATTATTACTTACTAACAGATAACTCCATAGATGAAGATATAAAAGCATCTTTGGATAATAGAGAAGACTATACAATTAACTTGTTTATTGACTAGAGGAGAGAAGACAGCGTATGAGGATTACAGATGAATGGATTGAAGATAACATTGGCTTAGTGTGGAAGGCTGTAAATAAATATAAAGCACACGATGAAGATTTATTTCAAATTGCATTATTAGGGGCTATTGAATCAGCACCACAATTTGACGAAACAAGAGAAGTTGAATTTACATCATTTATTTTCACTTGTATGTGCAATAAAATAGCTAACCAGTTAAGAATGGATGCAACTGCAAGACGAGGTGGGGGTATCACATTCAATTCATTAGATTACTTTAATGATACAGATGGTATTGAATACGAGTATTTAACAGATTCGTTCAATATGGAGGATAGACTATATATCGAAAACATTTTAAATGATAGTAGATTGTCTGAAAAGCAATCAGAAGTAATCAGACTTCATATTTTGCATGATTTATCCTTTGCAGAGATTGCAAGATTAAAGGGTCAAACAAGACAAGCTATATACTCACTATTCAAGTACGGCATTAGTAAAGTAACAGATAAAATCATAATTCACAAAATAGCATAATGACAGAAAAACAATTTGAAGATAGACAAGTAAAACCGTTTTTAAAGAATCTTGATAAATGCTGGTTCTTTAAAGTACATGGGGGTTCAATGTTCCAAGTTGCAGGAATCCCCGACATTGTAGGGGTTGTGAATGGTAGATTTATAGCCTTAGAACTAAAGGCTGATAATGGTAAACCGTCACCCCTACAAATAAGAAATATTGATTTAATAGCCAATGCTGGGGGTTATGCAAAATTTGTATACCCTAAGAATTGGGAAGATATTAAAAGGGAGTTGAAACAACTATGAAACACGTTGATGATTATAGACTAGAACCCGAAGAACCACAAGAATTTACCCTTTGTGATTGTTGTTATGAACCAATCTATATTGGGGACTACTTTTATAATATCCCGTTAGATGCTAGTACAGATATGTTTGTATGTTCTGAATGCATATCAGATTTTAAGGCGTGTGCTGGTGAATGAAACAGTTCAGTTATTCAAAAGTAGATTGTTTTAAAAGGTGTCCTTTTCAGTTTGGGTTGAGGTATCTTGAAAAAGTTAAGACGTTGCCAAATCAAGATGCTAACAATGCCTTATATTTAGGGGTTGCCATACATACAGGTTTAGAGGAAAACAGTATTAAACAGGCTATACGGAGTTATTTCAGCAACTATTATTGTGTTAATGATTTGCACCATAACGAAGTAATAAAACTTGAAAATATGTTAGGCAAGACTTTAAAGCTACTAGAAAAGATTAATCAAGACGGTGAACTAGTACATGAATATGAAATCAATACTTACAACTACAAGGGCTATGTTGACTTAATAGTTCAGAAGGATAACGGACTAATAGATATTTATGATTATAAATACAGTAACAACGTTGATTCTTACATGAAATCATCCCAATTACACGTTTATAAATACTACCTAGAACAATTAGGGTATAAGGTTGATAAAATGTACTATTTATTCATCCCTAAAACTCAAATTCGACAAAAGAAAAATGAATCACTATTAGAGTTTAGACAGCGACTAAAAGAAATCTTAAAAGATAAAGAACCATTCATACAAGAGGTTATTTATGACCCAAACAAAGTGATTGATTTTACAAATGGGGTCATTGATATATTTCAAGCTGAATCCTTTGAGAAGAAGCCGACCGATTTATGTTCATGGTGTGAATACTATAATTATTGTCAAAAAGGAGATACAACAGATATGCTACCACAAGCCATAAGACGAGAAAAACAAACTAGTAATAGAAAAAGGATTTGGTGCTATGCCCCACCTTTTTCGGGTAAAACAACCACCTTTGATGCGTGCGAAAGTCCTTTAATGTTAAATACCGATGGGAATATTAATGAAGTTACAGCACCATATTTAAGCATTAAAGACCAAGTTGAAATGGTGGGAAGGGTTAAAAAAACCACCCTAGCTTGGGACTATTTTAAAGATATTGTTGATGAACTGGAAAAAGGTCAACATGAGTTTAAAACATTAATCATTGACCTAATAGAAGATATTTATGAACATTGTAGAATTTGGGGCTGTCAGAAATTAGGACTTGACCACGAATCAGACCAAGCCACAAAAGCATATGATTATGTACGTTCCGAGTTCCTAAGAACCATGAGAAGACTTATGAACTTAGATATTGAAACAATCGTGCTATTGTCACATATGGATATTAGTAAAAACATTTTTAAGGCTAATGGTGATAATATCACAAGAATTGCACCATCCATTAATGAAAAGGTAGCGAATAAACTCGCTGGAATGGTGGACTTTGTAACACGTATTGAAATAGAACGTGATTCAAGATATTTTGCATTTAAAACGGATGATGTTACTTTTGGTGGTGGCAGACTTAAAAATGTTACTGTAGACAAAATCCCTCTTTCATGGGATGCCTTATGTGGTTTATATGAAAGTCCAGCACCAAAGAAAAAACCAGTTACAGATGAACCTACACAAGCTAATGAATCAAACGAACAAACTAGAACTAGAAGAACAAGAACGGGAGAATAATAAATTATGACGAATATCTTTGCTAAATGGAAAAATACAGTTGACGTTGAAGGACTTAAAAAAGACTTTGAAAATGCTAAATCTAATACAGGGAGTGCAAGTGATAGGGTGGAAGTTCCACATGGTACATATGAAGTTGCCGTTGAAAAACTTGAACTAAAAGAATCTAAAAAAGGTGACCCGATGGTTAGTATTTGGTTTAAGGTTCTTGCTGGTCAATATGAGGGTCAAATTATTTTCTATAATAAATTAATGACTAGGGGCTTTTGGATTCACCAAAATGTAGAGTTAATTAGGGCGTTAGAAAGTGGTGTAGTAGTTGACTTTGAAGACTTTGAACCATTCCACAATATACTATGTGAAGTACATGACACAATTAAAGCCGAGGGGCTAGAATACGCTTTAGAGTATAGTAAGAACTCAAAGGGATTTGATGAATATAAAATTGTTGAGGTATTCCAAGACTAATAATCTAGGAGGGGTGAAAGTCCCCTCTTTTCAATAAGGAGATATGGAATGAGTAATATTGTCAGTATTGGTTTAATTGAAAATTGTGACCCACACGGATTCATGGATGAAGTTACTGAAAGAGTGGAAGGTTTACAAAAGCGTAGGTTGATTGTTGATGTGCAGTACACCAAAGAAAAAAATAATTATTCAGCTTTAATTATAGGAAGAAAGAGAGATTATAAATGATGATTCAATGGAACAAAGTGCCAAAGGGGACAAAATTAAGCGTTAGAAAAAGAGATAGAGGGGAGGTAACATATAGCACAGCAATTTTCAATGAATATGATGAACAGAATGGACTTGTATTTGTAATGAGTGGGAAAGGTCAGAACCTAGCATACAGGGAAAGAGATTGTAGGATAGATGATGATAAGGAGTTTATAAAATATCGTGTTTCTTATGAGGACTTTATAGCTGGTAAAACTCCAAACGTTGAACGTATTGCCTTAGAAATTGCTGAACTGGTGAGTAGAAAAAATAATGACTATAACAACAGTTTTGAAAATCTATTTAATGAATATGGGTGGACAGCGTTTACTATTCGATTATCTGATAAACTAGGAAGAATTAAGAATCTTACAGATGGGAAACAGGATGCACAAATTAAATCTGAAAGTGTAGAGGACACAATTAAAGATATTATTGGCTACTCATTATTAATGCTTGATGTACTAGAAAGAAAGGGTGCTTAATATGAACTTAGGCGATAAAGTTATATTTTGTGGAACTGAAAAAGATTTACGGAGTGCATTTGTAAATGTAGGGGTTGCACAAAAAATTTTAGAGGAAAAACCGATCGGGACAATCGTTGATATAGATACATTTTGCAGACTAAATATGTGTGTTGAATTTAAGGGTATTACCCAAAAAGTGTGGTTAAGTGATGAAGATTTGACAAGCTACGTTGAGAAGAAGAAAGGTAAGAAAAAATGATAAATACTATTATATTAATTAGTTTAATATTCCTTGCTGGGTTTCTACTGTCAGAGAATAGGAAAAAGATTAATTGGAAAAGTGTAGGTATTGCTACAGTATTACAGTTGACCTTAATTCTATTTGTTATGAAAACATCTATAGGGCAAAAAATCCTAGAGATTATGTCCAATTCATTAAATAAAGTTCTTTCTTTTGGGAATGAGGGGTTAGCATTTGTATTTGGTGATTTTGCAACAAATAACTATTCATTTGCAATTAATGTACTAGGTATGATTTGTTTTACAAGTGCAGTAATGTCAGTCCTTTATTACATAGGCGTGATTCCATTTCTAGTAAAACATATTGGGGGATTCTTGGCTAAGATTCTAGGAACTACACCAGTAGAAACATTCGGTGCTGTAGGTTGTTCTTTCTTTAGTGGTACAGAAGCACCATTATTAATTAAACCATATTTAAAAGACCTTACCCGTTCAGAATTATTCACGTTATGTCTGGGTGGTTTTGCTAGTGCATCCGTTTCAATCCTAGCTGGATATACATTACTAGGTATTCCAATGAAGTATTTATTGATTGCAACATTTACTTCACCACTAGCAACGTTAATTTTTGCTAAGTTATTAGTTCCCGAAACTGAAAAGAGTAAATTGGATGTATACGAAGTCAGAAAATCCGAGGACACAAATATTTTTGAAGCTATTGGGAATGGGTCTGTACAGGGTGTGAACATTGCAATTTCCGTTGGTGCAACATTGATTGGTTTTTTAGGATTCGTAGGGTTATTGAATTATGGCTTAGGATTTGTAGGACAAGACCTATCAAGTCTATTAGGTGCGTTATTTACCCCTCTAGGATGGTTATTTAATATTCCACAGGAGGAAATTAGTACATTCAGTTCATTAATCGCTATGAAAACAGCCATTAATGAATATGTGGCTTATACGGATATGTCCATAATTATTGGTAGCTTATCCCCAAGAACACTTGCAATTTTATCTGTAGCCCTTTGTAACTTTGCAAATTTTAGTGTGATCGGTATTCAGACAGCCTTCTATAAAGCCGTTTGTCCAGAACGTTCAACAGAGGTTGCAAAAATGGGACTAAAAGCATTAGTGGGTGGTTTACTTACTACTTTATTAAGTGGTGCAATAGTGGGGTTATTTGTATAATGAATAAGTTAAAGATATTTTTATTGCTGACATTAGTTCTAATTGCATCATTTATGTTGTTACAAGCCTTGCTATTTGCAGGTGGAGTAGTTGGTTATTTAATAGCTGGAAATATAGGAAGAATCATAGGTCAAATTGTACTGGTGAGTATGGGCTTAAGTGCATACTTGCTGGTGGCAAATTAAATAAAAAGTGAGGAAATAAAGTGCATAACCCAATGATAAACAAATTGATAATTAATACAGGTTCAATGTTTAGTGGTAAATCAACAGAGTTACAAAGACAGGGAGAGAGACATTTATTAGCTGGTCATAAAGTAGTATTTTTAAAGCCAGACTTAGATAATAGATATGGTGTTAATGAGATAGTAAACCATAAAGGGGTTAGAGTTACAGCCCAATCAATACCCGTTGATGATGATATTAGGACTTATATTTCAGATGATATTCAAATTGTCTTAATTGATGAAGTTCAATTTTTTGATGGTAGAATCTTTAATGATATATGGGACTTAATAGAACGAGGTAAAACTGTATATTGTAGTGGGTTGGATATGGATTTTAGAGGGCAACCTTTTGAAGTTATAGCCAATCTAATGTGTTTAGCTGATGAAGTAAATAAATTTCATGCTGTATGTTCACATTGTGGGGCTGATGCCGTTTATTCGGCTAAGTTAGAAAGTGATAGCACACAAAGAGTTGAATTAGGTGAGAAAGATAAATATAAGCCATTATGTAGAAATTGTTATTATGAATTTATGGAATAAAATATAAAGGAAGAGGTTATAAATGGTGATTGTAGTAGCTGGAATGATAGGAATAGGAAAAAGTACATTAGCAAGGATGCTTGGAAAACATTTTAATAGTGAGGTATTTTATGAATCAGTAGACGATAACCCGATTTTACCTCTATTCTATACTGCAAGCGATGAAGAAATAGAAAGTAAGCGTTATCCATTCTTATTGCAACTATGGTTTTTAGATACTAGATTTAAGAGCATTAAACAAGCATTGGTTAAAGATAACAACGTATTAGATAGAAGTATTTATGAAGATTGGTACTTTGCAAAGGTCAATAAAGAATTGGGGCGTATTAGTGATTTAGAATTTGGAGTTTACGAGAATCTATTAAATAACATGATGGAAGAACTGGAAGAACTTCCTAAGAAATCACCCGATATATTAATTTATTTAAAAGGTTCTTTTGAAACTGTATTAGATAGAATCTGTAAGAGGGGAAGAAGTTATGAATTAGATTCAAGTCTAATAGAATACTATAGAAAACTATGGCAAGGTTATGATGATTGGGTACAAAATCACTATAATGCATCCCAAATCCTTGTAATTGATATGGACAAAGTAGACCTTGTAAATAATAAAAACGACCGTGAAATGGTCATTCGTGAGATTGAAAATAAATTAAATGAATTACGCTAGGGAGTTTCTTCCTAGCTTTTCTTTTTTTAAAAAACATCATTAGAAAAATATCTAAATGTTTCTTTACATATAGACTTTAATCGCATATTATACAGTAGATACAAAAAACGGCAAATTATTTCAAGATGTAAAGAAAGAGGAAATTTTATGTTAAAGATTTTATTATTTGGTGTAATTCTCTATGTGATATGCACCAGCAAAGAACTGTACTATTTAAAGACCCTAGCCATTTTAGGTTGGATTTACTACGCATTAAACAATCTATAGATGGGTTAGAAAGGTGGATGAAAGATGTTATTTTTTGACTGCGAGGTTTTGAAACATGATTGGATGGTTGTATTTTTGGATATGGACAGCCAGCAAGAAATAGTAATAGTTAATGATAGTGAAAAGCTATCAACATTCTATGAAGATAATAAGGAACGCATATGGTGTGGCTATAATGCTAGGCACTATGACCAGTATATTATTAAAAGTATTCTCTTAGGAATAGACCCTTATTGGACAAGTACACAGATTATTGAAGAAGATAAGGCTGGATGGATGCTATCAGATGCGTTTAATAAAGTCCCATTACTTATCTATGATGCTATGGTCAATAGGATGAAAGGTTTAAAGGAACTTGAAGCCCATATGGGAAATTCAATTAAAGAATCCAGCGTATCATTTAAGTTACAGCGAAAATGTACGGCAATAGAAATTGCAGAACTGATTGAATACTGTAAGCATGACGTTTATCAAACGGTAGAAGTATTTATGAACCAACTGGAAGAATATCAAGCACATATAGGACTTCTTACAGCGTTTAATCTTCCTTTACGCTATCTTAATAAGACTAAAGCCCAACTATCAGCAATAATTTTAAATGCCCGTAAGAGCGTGAGGAATGATGAATTTAATGTATGTCTACCCGATACGTTAAAACTTAAAAGGTATAAACATATTGCTGATTGGTATTTAAACCCCGAAAATCACAATTATGAGAAATTCCAAGATGTTGTAGTAGCTGGATGCCATCATATTTACGGATGGGGAGGGGTTCACGGTGCTTTAGATAAATATTATGGTGAGGGGTTCTTTGTAATGTCAGACGTTGCCAGCCTATATCCAGCAATTATGATCGAATATGATTTTCTAAGTAGGAACGTAAAAGACCCAAGTAAATACCGTAAAATTAGGGATGATAGGTTAGTAATGAAAGCCCAAAAGAATCCAATGCAGTTACCAATGAAAATTGTTCTGAATGGTACATACGGGGCTAGTAAAGATAAGAACAACGCCTTATTTGACCCTTTACAGGCTAACAATGTTTGCATAGCTGGTATGACTACATTAACTATGTTAATTGAAATGTTAGAAGATGAATTTGGTTCAGATATGTTACTGGTTCAATCAAATACAGATGGTATCTTAGTTAAATTAAGCCATGAGAAATTATTTGATAGATATAAAAAAGTATGTGATAAGTGGTCAGAACTTGTACGCCTAGACTTAGAGCATGACATTTATAAAAAGGTAATTCAAAAAGATGTAAATAACTATGTAATCATTGATGAAAAAGGAAAGTATAAGTCAAAGGGTGCATACGTTAAAAAGTTAAATGTAATGGACTATGATTTACCAATAGTGAATAGAGCTGTAGTTGATTATCTAGTTAAAGGTATTCCAGTAGAAGAAACTATAAATAATGAAAACCGATTAAAAGAGTTTCAGAAAATAGTTAAGGTATCATCTAAATTTAATGGTGGTGCTGTATTTGGTGGAGAGGTGGTTAAAGAAAAATTATCAGATGGAAAGACATTAAGTAAATTAATCGGGGGTGAACCTATTCCCGAAAGAGTGCTAAGAGTATTTGCCAGTAGGTCAAGAAATGATAAGACTATTTATAAATTGAAAGATGGTAAACCCAACAAGGTTGGTAATACTGCTGAAAGGTGCTTTATTTTTAATGATGATGTGAATGGTGTATTAGCCCCTAGAAAATTAGATAAGGGGTGGTATATAGATACAGCAAAAGATAGATTACAAAAATTCTTAGGATATGAGGTGTAGAAATGGCTATGAAACATGATGATGATTTTGTTAGAGGTATTAGGCTTGTACAACTAGATTATGAAACTGGTGTATATATAGATGAATATTCTAGCGTAAGAGCATTTGCACAAGATTACGACATTGATTTAAAAAATCTATATAGACATATTCACCGTGAAGATTCTCTATTTATCAGATTGAAAAAACATAAATTATTACTTATGAAGAAATCTAAATATGTTGCATTTAAGAAAGTTATAGATGAAGGGTTATTTTAATATTAAATTTGTAAATTAGGGAGAAAAATAACAATGATTGGTGATTTATTTTTATACATGATAGACAAAATTTGTTGCTTTGGTGAAATATTTTACAAGGTGCTTGAATGGTTAGACCAGCAAACGTGCATACATGATTATGATTGTAGGTCACTTAATATTGGTGTACAAACCTTTCAGATTAAAACTTGCAAGAAGTGCAAAAGAAAAAAGATAGATTAAGGGAATTTATTTTTAAAGGAGTGTAAACGATGCTGGAAAATATGTTAAAGGGATATATCCCAACATGGAAGAAAGGGAAACTGCCTACAGAAGAAGTTAAAGGGCGTAAAGAATTTTATAGTTTGGATGCAGTAAAACAATTAGATAGTTATGGTGGTGTTTTAGAAGATGATGTAATTATGATTGATGTAGATGATATGGAAGAATCAAATTTGCTTCATAGCATGATTGATGAAATGGGAATATCATGTAATATCATTAAAACCACTAGGGGGAAACACTTCTATTTCCGAAATGTTGAGATTACAAAAGAATGTACTAATAAAACATCATGTGTTGGTATATCTCATATGGATATTAAGCTTGGAATTAATAACCGTATTACACCATTAAAAATAGATGGTGAATATAGAGAAGTTTTACGAGAAGTTGAAGAACTAGACTTTGTACCTAGATGGTTAAAACCCGTAAGGGCAAATGTTGATTTTAAAATGCTGGATGAAGGAAGTGGAAGAAATCAAGCATTATTCAATTACATTCTTACTTTACAACAAACAGGAATGAGTAAAGATGAAGTAAAGGAAACTATAACATTAATTAATAAATATATCCTTAAAGACCCGATAGGAGAAAAGGAACTAGATACAATTCTACGAGACGATGCTTTTATGAAACAATCTTTCTATGATGAACGTGGAAAATTACAGTTTCAATCATTAGCCAATTATTTAAAGCATGAATATAACATTATAAAAATTGATAGCCAGCTACATATTTATCACAAGGGGGTATATGTAAGAGATACTGACGAGATCGAGAGGTTATTAATCAAATATATTACAAACAGTACAAAATCAGCTAGGGCTGAAATGCTTAGATGGTTAGAGTTGGTTTGTGAAGAATATAAGCCAGCAAGTGAAAGATATATTTTATTCAAGAATGGAATATATGACATTTACGAAGATACATTACTTGCACATGACCCGTCAATGATTTTCCAAAATATGATTCCGTGGAACTATAACCCAAATGCAGAAAGTAAATCAGTTGATAAGCTACTGAATAAGGTATCATGTAACGATGAAAATATTAGAGCATTAATAGAAGAAATGTTTGGATTCTGTTTATATAGACGTTCAGAAATTGGCAAGTTCTTCATATTAACGGGTGAAGGTAGTAATGGTAAATCAACAACCCTAGAAATGTTAATTGCTATGTTAGGTGAGGACAACATTTCAAGTATTAGTATGAAGAACCTAACAAAAAGATTCAATGCATTCCATCTACACGGGAAATTAGCCAATGTAGGGGATGATATTAGTGGTGCATTTATTGAGGAATCGGAAGACCTTAAAAAAATGACTATTGGTGAACGTATGACCGTAGAAGAAAAAGGGAAGAATCCTTACATTATTAAACCATACGCAAAGTTAATCTTTAGTGCCAATGATATTCCAAAGGTGAAGGATTCAAGTTTTGGATTTAAGCGTAGGATGATGATTATTCCTTTCAATGCAAAAATACGTCATACTGATTCAGATTTTGACCCAAGAATTAAGGATAAAGTATTAACGACTGAATCTATGGAATACGTTATACTTCTTGCGTTAGAGGGGTTGAAAAGAGTTACCCTTACCAATACATTCACACAGTCGGCAAAGGTTGTGAAGGAATTAGAAGAGTATCACAGAACAAACAATCCTATTTTAGATTTTGTCGAGGAAAAAGAAGGTAGCATTGAAAATAATACTACAAAATATGTGTATAGAATGTACACTCAATGGTGTTATGATAATGGTTACAATCCTTTGACAAGTAGAAGATTTACATTACAACTTAAGACACTATGTAGCTATGCAACTAAGCAAACAAGAATGAATGGTGAAAGGGTTCAAATATATGTGTCTATTTAATTTTGGTACTGTCTATTTTTGAAAAAAAGAAGTTAGACAGCGTTAAAACTAGTAATATCAAGGGATAGGGTTAATTGTATTTATAATTCAGAATTGGAGTACAATAGACACATAAAAGTGCTTTAAACCCTTGAAAATACTAGGGTGTCTATAAACTTGTTAGACAATAAGATTCTTATTATATATATATTAAAAGAAAGACTATATATAAATATATATAAGAAATATATATATATTATAGTCAATAATGATAGACGGCTAAAAGCCTTATATATCAAGGGTTTTAGCGTTTAGTGTCTATAAAGTGGCAACATTTACTTTTTTGAGGTGTGATATGGATAATAATTTATACTGTAAAGTAGAGGGGATGTTATATAGTGTCCCAAAACTAAAGATTGAAATAGATAATTTAAAGATTGATTTAGAAGAATTAATGGAATATGAAGGTATTAGAGGTGCGAGTGATAATGAAAAAGCTGGTAGTCCTACATATGCAATTAATAGTAGTGTAGAAAATGAAGTAGTGAACAGGATGGAAAAACTAGCTGATAAAGAACAAGCCATCATTAGAAAAATTAATAGTAAGGAAAGAGAATTAAAAAGGATCGAAAATGCATTAAGTATTTTAACAGAGGGAGAAAGGTTACTCATTGAATTTTGGTACTTTAAAAGATATACAGTAAATAGAATTTGTGACCTATTAGAGATAAGCGATAGAAGTTTTTCAAGAAGAAGAAAGAACATTATTATAAAACGATTAATACCAATTTTCATGGCTTAAAATAGTCCTAAAATCGTCATAAAATTGTCGTATAAATGGTATTAAAAGTGTCGGGTTAAACATGGTAATATATCAGTATCAAGTTGTAAATATTACATACGACTTGTAATTAGGTTTCCTTATTTCGTTTTACAAAATCGTGCAAGCATCATTAGTAGTGTATGGCTAATGGTGCTATTTTTTATGGGGATAGGGTAGGTGAATTTTATCAAAAAATATTGTTCATGTGGAAAAATAATAAGATTAAATGAAATCTGTAGTTGCAAAAATTACACAAGAAAAATAGATAAGGATAAAAGCCGATTTTATTCCTCTTATGCTTGGAAAAAGCTAAGGAACATGAGAGTAAAAGAACAACCTTATTGTGAAAGATGCTGGTCATTACATAAATTAATTGTGACTGACTGTCTACAGGGTCATCATATATTATCATACAAGCATTACAACCACCTCAAATTAGATTACTTGAACGTGGCTGTCTTATGTAGGACTTGCAACGTACAATTGGGCGATTCTAATGTGCTTGACTGGAAAGTAAGTGAGGAAGTAAGGGAGTATGTGGAGGTAAACAGATAATACCCCCCTTGAGTGCATACCCCTTATCAATCCCACAACCAACACCACGAGTCCACCTCTTTTTACATTTTTTTTTAGAAATGAAAGTATAGATTTTGCCTATATTACACAAAATATTGGTATGGAGGTGATAAGGATTGTTTGTTCGCTATGATGGGACAATTATAAACCTAGATAATATTAGCTATATCAATGTAACCAACACACAGGCTGATTTTTACTGCATGAATGGACTGTTACTAACTTCAGTACCATTGACGAATAAAGAAGATGCTATAAATCTAATCGAAAGTGCAATGTCTTATTCGGGGTTGATTCAAGCAATAGACCGTTTAAAGGATTCCTATGACGGGTTATCAGAGAGGTTTACTGATTGTATGAAGGATTTTGGAGATTTAATAGATAATCTTGGGGTGCAACGCTTAAATTATGCAAGCCTTATGAATGATACAATGGAACAATGGGCTGACATATTAGGGGTTAAACATAAAGTAACCCTTCGTAAAATAGGCGAAAAACAAGAGGAAAATGGTCAAAAATCATAGATTTTGGCTAGTTTTTTATGTTATTTAAAGGTGAAAAAGTAATGAAGAATGGGAAATTACCATGTGGACTATATATATGTACTTTCCTATTCTTTATTACTTTTTTTTATGAAGAAAGGATGGTGAAAAAGATGGCTAGACCTGCAAAGTCTATTTCAATGAAAACTGGTTTAATGACTAAAGAAGAAATTAACGCACGTTTAGAGGGGGAACAAAGATTACGAGGTCAAAGTGATGCATTAAAACCACCATCTTACCTTAGTAATACCCAAAAGAAAATTTTTAAATTCATTCATAAACAATTGGAATCAAGTGGAATACTTGGGAACTTAGATGTTTATGTATTGGCACAGACAGCAATCACAATAGACCGTATACAAGAATGTGAAGCACATATAAATGAAAATGGTTTATTGGGTATTGATGGTAAGCCAAGTTCATCTGTTAAAATCCGTGAATCATACATGAAGGATTTTTTCAGATTATGTAATGAGTTAAGTTTAAGCCCACAATCGAGGGCAAAACTAGCTAATATTAATTTCCAATCTAAGCAAAATGAAGCTGACCCCCTTTTAAGTATTTTAGGAGGTGACGAATAGTGAATTTTATTAAATCTACATTGGGGTATGAATACGCTGTAGATGTTATCAATGGTAAATTCACTACTAATAAGTACATACAAAAAATTTGTAAGAAATTCTTATATGAGATAGACCACCAAGAGGAATTAAACTATTTCTTTTGTGAAGCTACTGCAAAAAAGATTATTGGTATTATGTCCCTAATCAACTTTGCAACTGGTGCTGTAGCTGGTATGAGTTTAAAGGATGCTTGTGTAGGTTATCAGTATTTCTTAATATTAAACATTTTTTGCTGGAAACGTAAGGACAACCCCACAAAAAGAAGATATGAAATTGCTATCTTATGGATTGCTAGAAAGAATAGTAAATCTGTAAATGCTGGTTTAATTATGATTATATTAATGTTCTTAGAGCCTAAATATAGTGAATTTTATCTAGGGGCAAATACCCGTGAACAAGCAAAAATTGTTTATGCCGAAACAAGAAAATTAATTGAATCATCGCCATTTATTCGGGATAAGTTCGACATTAAAAGGGATGTCATAACGTGTAAGTTGAATCAGAATACACTAAAGGCACTTTCTAGTGATTATAACACTACAGACGGGTTACGGGTGTGTGGGGCTTGCATAGATGAAGTAGGGGCTGCTAAAGATGGTGGGCTTATTGAATCTATGACATCGGGTATGTTATCCGTACAAAATAGGCTTTTAATTCTTATTAGTACAAGCTATCCAAACACGCAAAATCCATTCTTGGAGTATACAGAATACGCTAAGAAGGTAATTGATGGACTTGTGGAAGATGAAAAGATGTTTGCTATGCTTTATAGCATGGATGAAAAGGATGAAATGACTGTTGATAACTTTATTAAAGCCAATCCACTACAGGCAGTATTGCCAGAGGGGAAGGAATACTTGGAAAGTGAATATAAAAAAGCCCTTGAAATGGGTGGGGCAAAACTTACCTCATTCAAATGTAAGCATCTTAACTTATGGATGGATGGTGTAGAGGGTGAAATATATATTCCTACTGATGATTTGAAGAAATGTAAGTTGACAGAGCCATTCGATTGGACAGGACAAGAAGTTTATCTTGGAATAGACTTAGCTATGACTACAGACAACTGTTCCGTATCAATGGTTTGTGAACACAACGGAATTGTATATGCTAAGTCATGGGCGTTCATCCCACTAGATAAGATTGAGGAAAAGACTAGACTTGAAAAGGTTGATTATAGAGCAATGATAAGAAATGGTTATTGCTTTTCTTGTGGTGAAGGTGTAGTGGACTATCTATTTATAGAAAACTTCATCATGGAATTAGAGGAAAAGTATGGTGTGTATGTTATGGGTGTAGGGTATGACCGTTACAACTGCATGAGTACGGCACAGAAATTGAATCAAGCTGGATATGAAACTATTGAGATTAAGCAACATTCAAGTATTTTACATAGTCCTACTAAGTTACTAGAAGAATTGATTCTTACAAAGATGTTTGCATATGAACCTAATAGATTACTTGAAATCAACTTTGCTAATGCAAGATGCTTATATGATACAAACTTGAATAGATACGTCAACAAAAGGAAATCAAATGGAAAGATTGATATGGTTGTATCTCTTATAAATGCCATGAAGCTACTGGAAGATGTATTAATTCAAGAAGAATTTACAGTACAAATTATTTAGAAAGGGGGTGAAAACATGGGACTAAGTGATTTTTTAAAAAATAAGAGGGTGCAAGTTGAAGAAATTCCACTAGATACTCTATTGGAAGGTAATAATGAGCCATCCAAGCAAGAAAAGGAAACTAGGGTAGATTATAATACAGCAATAGGTCTACCAGCAGTATATTCAAATGTTGAATTAATAGCTAATGTTATAGCTGGTTTGGAAATTAAGTTATATAAGGAATCAGACGGTAAAATTGAAGAAGTCTTTGGGGACAATAGAACAACTTTACTGAATGATGATACTGGAAATTTAATGACAGGCGATGAACTTAAAAAAGCTATGATTAGGGACTATTTAATTCATGGTGTAACTTATGTATACAAGAATGGACACACTAAAGATATAAAGTCACTTCATTACATACCAGTTCGTGACGTATGTGTATTGATGGATTCTGACCTGATCTTTAGAAATGCAAAGATAAGAATTAGGGAACGTGAATTTTACACAAATAACTTCATCATAGCAACTAAAAACACAGAAAACGGTGTTGAAGGATTTGGAATACTGGATGAATGTAATGTCTTACTTAAACAAGCATTAGATAATCAAATTTATACATCTAATGTTATTAAAAATGGTGGGGTTAAACGTGGAGTGCTACAAAGTCAAAGACGTTTAACACAAACAGCAATTGATGAATTGAAAAAGGCATGGCGTAGACTTTACGCTGGTAATAATGATTGTATTGTATTAAATGAGGGTATCACATATAAGGAACTACAGCAAACATCTAGTGAAATGGAATTAAATAAGAATAAAAAAGAAATTGATATAGACACAGCAAAAGTATTTGGCGTTCCAGTTAATCTATACGATTCAAATATTCCAGAAGACGTTTGGGCGTTATTTATTAAAACAGCCATTATGCCTATTATATTAAAAATTGAAAAAGCCTTGAATAAATCTCTTTTATCACTAGATGAAAAAGGGATTTTTTATTTTGCCTTTGATACTAAGCAAATTAATAAAGGGGACATTGAGAAAAGATTTAAGGCTTATGAAATTGCACTTAAAAACTCATTTATGACCCCAGCCGAGGTTAGATATGAAGAAGATATTCAAGAGGTTGAACATCTTGACTTTATTAAATTCTCACTTGGGGATGTATTATTTAATACAAAAACAGGCAACATATACACCCCTAATATGGATAGCACACATTCCAATGAAAAAGTTGCCACAGATAACTCATTGAAAGGGGGTGAAAATGATGGATATAGAGATTAGAAGTGACGGTTCTATGGTTGTTGAGGGTTACGTTAATGCAGTAGACCGTTTTTCAAGGGAACTTTATGGACACAAAGGTAAATTCATTGAAAAAGTAGAACCTAACGTATTTAAAAGAGCATTAGAAATGGCTGATAGTATTTCAATGCTTTTAAATCACGATTCACGCAGAAAATTAGCTGATACAAAAGACGGTTCACTTGAATTAGTAGAAGATGCTATTGGACTAAGAGCAAGGGCGATTGTTACAGACCCCGAAGTTATTCAAGAGGGTAAAAAAGGGAATCTTAAAGGGTGGTCATTTGGATTTAGAAACTTAAAGGATTCTTGGGAAGAAGACGGGGAAATTCAAAAACGTACCCTACATGATATTGACTTAATGGAAGTATCACTATTAACAATTACACCAGCTTACATTGCAACATCAGTTTCAGTTAGAAGTGAAGAAATCGAAACACGTTCAGTTGAGGATGCACCAAAGACAGCACCTACAACAGAAGAACTTGTAAAAGACAGTCAAAGAGCGTTTGAACAGCAAATGCTGGATATAGATATTTGGCTACTAAAAAATAAAAAATCACATTAAAAAATTAGACCTCATTTTTTGGAGGTCTTTTTTTATACACAAATTTTTATAAAAAAGAAAGAGAGAAATACATATGAACTTAGAAAAATTAATTGAACAACGCACAGCAGTTATTGAAAAATTAGAAGCACTTAAGGCTGTAGCTATGACAGAAACTAGAGCATTTACAGATGATGAAATTGCAAAAGTTGATGGGTACAAAAAAGAAGTAGCACGCTTAGATGCAACTATTAAAGAACTTGAAGAAACACGTTCGTTTGAACCAAAAGCAAAACCACAAGCACCAGCAGAAAAAACAATTGCTGATGAAATCCGTGCTTTAGATGGTACAAAAGAAATTGAAGTTGGTATGATTGAAGTTAGAGGAAATATGGCAAACGTTCATTCAATGACTACAGTACAAGGTTCACAAGCAATTGGAAATGTAGCAAAGAAAACATTTGCTGATACAATCTTAGATAAATTAGCATATATTTCCCCACTTTACGGTGCAATCAGAAAAGAACGCTTTACAAGTGCTAACCACCAAATTCCAGTACAAGCAAATAAACTTGGAAAATTTGTTCCAATGACTGAACTTGCTGACTACGCAAAACAAAGTGCCACATTTGCACCAATCAACCTTGAACCACATAAATTTGGTACAATGATTAGTTTTTCAGAAGAAGTATTAGAAGATGAAGGGTACAATGTTGAAGGTGAACTTATTACACAATTAACAGATGCATATGGAATTACACTTGATGAACTTATTATTAAGGGTGAAGGTGATGTACAAGGTCTTGAATCATTCGGGGTTAAACATGATACATTAGCACCAGCAGACGGTTCAAAAGGTGTAGCTATTGCACAAGCTGGCATTGAAATTGACAACATTATTGATATGTACTATGCACTACCAATCCGTTATCGTCAAACTGCAACATGGGTTATGTCTGATAAAATGGCGTTAGCATTATCAAAAATGAAAGATGCAAATGGGATGCCATTATTAACTCAAAACTATAATGTATCACCATTCGGGGCAACTCATACTGTATTAGGTAGACCAGTAATCATTTCAGAATATGTTTCAAGTACAGGTGAAGAAAATAGTAAAGAAATCTATTTTGGTGACTTAAAGCGTGCATTAATCATTGGTGAAAGACGTTCATTAAAACTTACAAAATCAACAGAATATGGTTTTGTTCGTGACGAAATCGCAATTAAGGCTTCTATTAGATTAGATATTAAACGTGGTCTTGGTGAAGCTATGGTTGTCGGTGTAGTGGCTAACGCTTAATGAAAATAAGTGAAATTAATTTAGATATTGCAAAAGAATATCTAAGACAAGATGATGATTCAGATGATAGAATTATACAATTAATGCTTGATTCTGCAAAATCATATGTTGTCAATTTCACGGGTACAACTATGGAACAGTTAGACGAACAAGAGGACATTTGCCTTGCAGTCCTCTTGTTACTAGCTGAATTTTATGATAACCGAACAATTGCGATTAATGACAAACTAAATCTTAGATTTAATGAAATGCTTGTAAGTTTACTTGGCAGACATTCAATTAATTTACTGTAAGGGGTGATTCAATGCACTTTGATGTAGGTAAATTAAATAAACGAATTTCATTCCTAACCTATGGGGAAAGAGTGAATGAGATTGGTCAAACGGTAAAAGGGGAATTGGTTCATAGAACTGTATGGGCGAGTGTTAGAAAGCTAAGAGGATATGAATTGTCGGTAGCTGAAAGACTAAACCCCGAATCCGTATATCATATCACAACAAGATATTTTAATGATATTTTTGAAGATATGAAGATTGTGTACAATAACAAAAAGTTACATATAACAAATATAGTTGATGTTGACGAGGGGCATTTTGCCCTAGAAATTACTGCAACTGATAAGGGGGAGTAATATGTTTGAAATTAATGGACTAGATACATTAAGTAAAAAACTTGAAGTTCTCGCCAATAATTACCCGAAACAATCAGATGAATTATTGGTTAAGATGGGTAATAAATTTAGGAATCACGTTAAGCAGTTAACTCCCGATAGTGGAAACGCTAATACTAAGCGTAAATTGATGAAATCATATAGAGTAAGTAAGGTTCAAGGGTACGGGTCAGATAGATTTGTTGAATTTAGGTCAACAGCACCCCACTTCCACTTAATAGAACGTGGTCACGATGTTGTAGCACCTAAAAGCCAGCCAAAGAATAAGAAAAGGCGTAGGGTATCCACAGCAAATAGAAAGAAGTATGAAAAAGGTAAATCAAGGGTAGAAGGTAAATATATGGTTAAAAAGACAACCATACAATTCCAAAAAGAATTTCCATCGGATGTTGAAAAGATGGTTAATAAGATGATTAGGAATATATAAATGGTTAGATACTTAGATATTGCAAGAAGTGTAACAAGTACCCTAACAAAAACATTCCCTAAAATTCCCGTGTACGGTGATGAAGTAACAGAAGGTTACAACAAACCGTGCTTTTTTATTGGGCTTTACCCCGTAGATACCACCACGGAAACAAGGCACATAGCTACTACAACTATTTTGATCGTGGTTACATACTTCACTAATGATAAAAACAGCCTTGCAAATTATGACATGATGAATCAATTAAAAAGGGCATTTGGTATAACATTAGAAGTTGGAGAGAGAAAGTTATTAATAGAAAATAGTGAAACTGAAAAAGCAAATGAGGATGGAGATACATTTCAATTTTCTTTTTCAATCAGCTATAAGGAAGTTATTAATGATGTACCAATGGATGATGTGCCGACAGCCAAAGACATAAACTATAGGACTAAATTACATTACTAGAAAGGAAATAACATGGCATTACCAAATATTATAATTAACTTTAAAGAAAAAGCCGTGACTGCAATCAAACGTGGTCAACGTGGTGTGGTTGCGTTAGTAATGACACATAGTAGAGAAGGTGCTACACAAAGTATCTATGAATATAGAGGTTTTGGAGATGTGCCAGCAGGTACAGACACAGCAACAGAAGAAGCACCATTTACAAAAGAACAATACCTATTAATTCAGCTTGCATTTATGGGTTATGTTACACCACCAAAGAAACTAATCGTTGTTATGCGTGGTCAAGAGGATGTAGAAAACTATACAAATGTACAAACTGCATTATCTACGCTTGCATTTGATTATTTAGCATTTCCAGAAATTGAAGGAAAAGACGTTGCTACAGTAAATACATGGTTCAAAGGACTAGATAAGAAAGCAACTATTGTATTACCTAATGTAGTGGGTGGGGATAGTGAAAAAGTTGTTAACTTCACAACAGAAAACATTGTAACAACATTAAAAGATTCAGCTTTTACAACAGCAGAATATACAGCACGTATTGCTGGTCTATTAGCTGGTACACCACTTACAATTAGTGCCACCTACGCACCACTTGCAGAAGTTGTTGACTTTACAAGATTATCAAAAGAGGATATGGACACAGCCATTGATAATGGTGAACTTGTTTTATATCACGATGGGACAAAAGCTAAAATTGCTAGAGGTGTAAACAGCTTCACAACAACTATTGTAGATAAGGGAGATTCATTCAAGAAAATTAAACTTGTGGATGCTATGAACATGATGTACATGGATATTAAAAAGACTTGTGAGGATTCATATATTGGTAAATATCCAAATAGCTATGACAGTAAATGTATTCTTATTACTGCAATTCAAGCATACATTGATGGTTTAGTATACGACAACATTCTTGATAACTCATACGAGAATAGAGTGGAAATTGATGTTGAACGCCAAAGAATCTATTTAAAATCTATTGGTGTAGATGTAGAGGAAATGGATGATTTAGCTATTAAAAAAGCTAATACCCGTGACCAAGTATTCTTAGTAATGAATGTTAAGTTACTTGATGCATTAGAAGATATTACATTAAATGTAAATATTTAAGGACTGGTAAAAATACCAGTCCATTTTTTATACAACTTAGGGAGGACAAAATATGAATAAATTTCAAGCACAACAAGTGATGAATGGTACATTTGGGGAATTGTGGGTTGATGGTGACTACATGGCAGAGGTTACGGCTTTTGAAGCTAAAGTGAGCCTTGATATGACGGATGTTAATATGTCCCGTAGACTTGCAAAAGCACAAAAAGTAACAGGGTACTCTTGCAGTGGTTCAGTAACACTCAATAAGGTATCATCTTACTTTATTAAAAAATTAAATGAGAACATGAAACAGGGAAAACAGACAGTTTGCACAATCATTTCAAAATTAGATGACCCCGATGCAATCGGTTCTGAACGCATTGTGATTAAAGATGCAGTATTCAGCGAGTTAACACTTGCCAACTGGTCAGCTAAATCATTAGGTGAGGAACAATTACCATTTTCATTCAGCGAGTGGGATATTTTAGATACTGCTGAATAGTAGTTGATAAAAACATACAAATTTAAAAGCATCCTTATAAATGGGATGCTTATCTTATTAAAAACGCAAAAAAATAACAAGATAACAAGGAGAAATTACAATATGTCTTTAATTGATAAACTTTTACAAATGGATTCAAAAACGATCACAGAAATGCCAAAGAAAGAAATTGAAATTCCAAGACTTTCTAAACTTATGGGGGAAAAATTTAAAATCACTTGTCAAGCTATTGACGGCGAAAGATATGCAGACATTCAAAAGTCAGCTATTGATTTAACTAAAAAAGGTGGGGTTCGTGACATTAATCTTTTTGATATGCAAGTATTAACAATTATTGATGGTGTAATAGAACCTAGTCTTAAAGATAAAAAACTTATGAAACATTTTGGATGTGTTACACCTAAAGAATTAGCTAAAAAATTATTCTTAGCTGGTGAAATTGCTGACATTTCAAATACTATTCAAGAATTATCGGGTTATGACAAATCAGAAGATGATGAGGAAGAGGTAAAAAAGCAATAGAAAATGATTGGGAAATGCAACTAATGTACTTAATGTTTAAGTACAAAAGTATGTTGCCTTCACAATTTTATAAACTCCCCTATGGTGAAAAACGCATCCTATTATGTTTTATGAAACGTGAGATTGAAGAACGAAACGAGGAAATGAAACAGATGTACGGGGGTGAATAATGGCAAATATAATTGATGCAGTAATTAGACTTAAAGACCAATTCACACCAGTTTTAAATACTGTTCAAGGTGGTATGACTAAATACACTAGACAGGCACAAAGATTATCAAAAGATGTTGATAAGATTGGTAAGAGTATCGAGGGTGCTGGAACTAAAATGGCTACGGGGTTAACCCTACCAATGACGGCTATTGCAACAAGTAGTGTTATGGTTCAAAAAGACTTTTCAGCATCTATGAGTAAAGTTGCAACCTTAGCTGGTGCTACTGATGCACAACTACAACGCCTATCAGAACACGCTAAGTTGTTGGGTGAGGAAACGGCATGGTCAGCATCCCAAGTTGGCGATGCTATGCAGTACATGGCATTGGCTGGTTGGGATGCTGACCAAATGATAGAGGGTACGGCTGGAATACTTAACGCTGCAAGTTTTACGGGTGAAGATTTGGCAATGGTTACGGACATTATTACCGACAGTTTAAGTGCATTTGGTTTGCTTGCTGGTGAATCATCACGCATGGCTGACGTACTAGCAAGTACAGCAACAAATTCAAATACAACTATTGGTATGATGGGTGAAGCGTTTACATACGTTGGGTCTGTAGCTGGTGCTTTTAATTACACTATTGAAGATACAGCACTTGCTATTGGTCTTATGGCTAATAGTGGTATTAAAGCATCCCAAGCTGGTACAGCATTGAGAAAGATTATGACAGAAACAGTTGGTGCTATAGAACTTAGTGGTAAACAGTTGGGGAAATATGTAATTGAAACAACAAATGCCGATGGTTCTATGGTTTCATTTAAAGAAACTATTCTTGAACTAAGAAAAGCCTTTAATCAAATGACTGAAGCTGAAAAAGCAATGAATGCTGAAGCTATTGCTGGAAAAACTGGAATGGCTGGTCTATTAGCCATTGTTAATGCTAGTGAAGAAGAATTTATGAAGTTATCAAACGCCATTGATACATCCAAAGGTAGTGCCGAGAAAATGAGTAACAGGATGCTTGATAACTTAGCTGGTGACTGGACAATGTTAGGGAGTAAGCTAGAGGGCATTCAAATGATTATAGGTGATAAGCTAGAGCCTAAACTAAGAAGCGTGGCACAATGGGCTATGAAACTAGCTGATAAGTTCCTAAAACTAGATGCAAGTACACAAGGTACAATCTTGAAAATTGGTGGTATGGTTGCTGTCATGCCCCTAATGGTGATTGCATTTGGTAAGGTAATTAGGATGGTAGGAAGTGGTATTAAAATGTATGGTGACTTTGGGCGTAAAGTATCACAAACTGGTGGTATTGTCAAAGCACTATCTAGTATCATTTTAAGTCCAGCAAATAAGATTGTCTTTGCAATTACAGCTATTGCATTAGTGGCTGGTTTGGTCATTAAGTATTGGGAGCCAATAACAGCATTTTTCAAAGGGGTTTGGGATAAAATCAAATCATACTTAGAGGGGCTAGGCTTAGACTTTGAAGCATTGAAGCAAGCATGGACTAATGTCGTAGATATTATTAGTGGTCTTTGTTCTGTATTGTGGAGTGTATTCAGTTCACTTTGGAATGAGTTTCTAAAGCCAATCTTATTTGGTATCATTGGTGGATTCTTTGTTATGGTGAACGCCGTTGGTGGCTTATTGGGTGGCTGGATAACAGGCATTGCAGACGTTATTAATGGCGTGGTTGATATTTTCAATGGTCTAGTGGACTTTATCGCTGGTGTATTTACTGGTAATTGGGCGAGAGCATGGGAGGGTGTTAAAAACATCTTTACAGGAATCTTTGAGGGAATCAAAGGTATTGCTAAAGGTACTATTAATGGAATTATAGGTTTTATTAATGGTGGTATTCGTGGAATTAACAAAATCGGGTCATTTATCGGTTTTGAGGGTAAAGATGGAAATGGTGTAATTCCCGAAATTCCAAAACTTTATACTGGTACTGATAATTGGCGTGGTGGTACGGCTATGATTCACGATAAAGGGGCAGAAATTGTTGACTTACCAAAAGGAACAAGAGTATATCCACATGATGAATCTATGAGAATGGCATATCAAGATGGCAAGAAATCAGCAAAAGGTTTTAGCCTTGAAAAATTGGCTGACACAATCATTGTCCATGAGGATGCAGACATTGACAGAATAGCAAATGCCCTTTATAACAAATTCCAAAAACAAGCATTAAATATGGCATAAGGGAGGTATAACATGGATTATTATTTATCTTTTAATAACAACGAGGATAGGCTACAACTACCAGTTATACCATCCTCATTTGAAATAACATTACCAAACCAAAATACTACGGTTAATATAAATAGTATTGGTGAAATAAATCTAATTGGAAAAGCTGGACTTGCATCTATTAGCATATCCAGCTTTTTCCCTAATCAAGAGTATTCTTTTTGTTTATATAAGGGATTCCCAAAACCTAGTGAATTTATAAAATACATTCTTAAATGGAAAGAAAGTGGTAAGCCTATTAGATTGATCGTAACAGGCACACCAATTAATTATGCTATGGCTATTGAATCATTCACCTACGGGGAACAGGATGGAACAGGTGACGTATATTTCACACTAGAATTAAAAGAGTATCGTTTTATTAAAACAAGTACAGTTACCCAAACTACAACAAAGAATGGAACTACTGTTTCAACACCAAGCACTAAAAGGGAAACTAAGGAAGTTGGTGGGACTTATATTGTTAAAGCTGGTGATACATTGTGGACTATTGCAAAGAAAATGACGGGCAATGGTGAAAACTATAAAGCGATTGCAAAGAAGAATAATATAAAAGACCCTAATAAAATTTCAGTTGGTCAAAAGTTGGTGATTTAATGCCTATTATATTATTGAAACATGGCGATATAAAGCAAAATATAAGTGACCTAGTAGGAACTATTACATGGAGTGGTAGCAAGAATGAAGTTTCAAGAACCTTACAATTTGAGGTACTTCATCCTAAACATGATTACTACGCCCCAAGAGTTCAACCAAAACTGGGTGATATAATTCAGCTACTAACAGATGATGGTTCAGAAATTTTTAGAGGGAAAGTATTTTATTCAGAACAAGTTTCAGAGCAAGGGACAATACAAGTTACTTGCTATGATGATGCCATTAGACTTTCAAAAAGCAAGGGTACATTTAACTTTAAAAATGCAACGGCTGAATCAATAGCTAGGCGAGTGTGCGAAGAAATAAATTTACAAGTTGGAGAACTAGCACCAACAAGCATCCCTCAAAAGATGATTGTACAGGGTGGGGGATTGTATCAAACCCTAACAGATGCCTATAAAGGTGCTAGTCTACAAAATGGAAAAAGATATTTGCCTATTATGATGCAAGGGCGTTTAAATGTCATAGAAGTTGGTGCAATAGTTATAGATTATGTGTTAAATGATGCAATCAATATTATTTCTAGTTCATTTACTGAAAGTGCTGACAGTATCATAAATAAGGTTAAAATCTATGACGAAAATGATAAGTTCCTAGATGAAGTAGGTAATAAAGAATCTATGAATTTATTCGGGATATTCCAAGATACATATACAAAAGAAAAAGATAAACAGGCTAGGGCAGTAGCCACAAATATGTTGAAATCCGTTGAGTATTCGGTGGATGTTACAGCAATAGGAAATGTGAAGTGTATAACAGGATTTAATATAAAAGTTGAAGATTCTACAACTGGTGTTGTTGGTGTATTTGAAATTAGTTCAGACACGCATACATGGTCTAATGGTCAGTATGAAGTCAACTTACAATTAATTTATAAGGGGTGATAAAATGGAGAATCCATACGCTGGACTTTTAAACTTGATGCAAGAACAGGGAAAAAAATACAATCCACCTACAATATCCATTGGTACAGTCATTAGTACATCCCCCTTAACTATTAAGACGGGAGACTTGATTCTTGAACAAGAGGACTTACTAGTAAATTATGAGTTAACAAGTTCTTATGAAAGAACTTGTAACGTGACAATAAATGGAACATTGTCAAGTTCAACAGCAAGTGCTAGTGGTGGTAGTGGAGAGGCTTCATTTGCCAGCCATTCACATTCAATTAACGCACAAGCAACGCTGAATGGTGATATGAAAATGAGTGGTGAAACTACTCTAAAAGTTAATGACTTAGTTGTATTACTTCCTACTGAAAACAGGCAAATATATGTGGTATTCGTAAAGGTGGTGAATTTATGATTTTTATTCCATTCATGCAAGATAAAGAAATAGTTGTTGGGTCAATTCCAAAACACTACCCAAGAGAATATGCCTTTGACTTTAAAACTGGTGAAATGACAGGGTTAATTGTTGAGGGAATAGATGCAGTAAAGGTTTGGATATATAAAGCACTTAAAACCAGCCGATACACATATGACATTTATTCATGGGACTATGGGGAAGAATTGGAAGAACTCATTGGAAAAGGTTATGAAAAAGGTTTTATTGATAGTGAGGTTGAAAGAATCATTACCGATACATTGACAATTCACCCGAACATAAGCCGTTGTTATAACTTTGATATAACTTTTAAGGATTCCCACCTAACAGCGAGTTTCACAGTTGATACAGATTTTGGGGAGGTTGATATAAATGTATAACTTAACTTATGAGGAATTGTTACAAAGAGCATTGGACAGGGTGACAGCCACAGTTGATAAAACAGAGGGTTCTTTTATCTATGATGCTATTGCACCAACGATTGTTGAGTTACACCAATGCTATTTGTACATAAATGAGCTAGAAAATAAGGTTTATGCAGATACAGCACAAGGGGAATACCTTGAAAGAAGGACTGCTGAACGTGGTATTAACAGGAAAAATGCTGTAAATGCCATTAGAACTATTACTTTTAATGCAGATGTACCAATTGGAAGTAGATGGGGTAAAGAAGATTTAATATATACGGTGCAATATCGCACCAAAAAGAATCAATTTGGTGCAATTTGTAACCAAGCTGGTTCAATCGGTAACCGATACACAGGAAGTATGATTAATATTGATTCAATTAGTGGTATAAATGATGCACAATTGGGTGAAATTGTCGTTGCTGGTGCAGAAAGTGAAACAGATGAACAATTAAGAGAAAGATTTTTTAACAGTTTTAATGATGATGCTTTTGGTGGAAATGTACAAGATTATAAAAATAAAGTTAGTGCATTGGAAGGTGTAGGGTCGGTTAAAGTTTATCCAACTTGGAATGGTGCTGGAACTGTTAAGCTGGTGTTACTAGGTAATGATGGTTCAGTCCCTAATGATGAATTAATACGAAAGGTACAAACCCAAGTTGACCCAACACAAAATGCTGGTGAGGGTCTAGGGATTGCCCCAATTGGTCATATGGTTACAGTCAAGCCAGCTAAAAGTGTACAAGTGAATATTGAACTAAACTTAACATTTAAGAGTGGCTTTAGCTGGTCTAATGTAGAATCTAGTGTAAGGGAAGTTATTACCACATACTTGGAGGAATTGAGAAAAGAATGGGCTACTGTAAATAATGTAATTGTTAGGATAGCACATATAGAATCAAGAATATTGAATATTGCTGGTATTGAAGACATTAGCAATACCACTATCAATGGGGAAACTAATAACTTATCACTTACAGATGAAGAAGTGCCAGTTGTGGGGGATATTACAAATGGCTAGATTAAGTAAGCACCTACCACAACACGTATATAACATTAGAGAGTTCGGGGATATTGATAAATCTATCAGCCCCGAACTTGATAATTTAGATAAGTTTTCAAAGGAAGTTGAAGATAATCAATTCATTCAAACAGCCCGTGATCGTGGTCTAACTAGGTATGAAAAAATGTTTAAATTACCTACAGATAATGACATAGAGATTAGGAGAGTGAATCTTTTAAACCTATATAATACTAAGGCTAATTATACTCATAGATGGTTAAGACAATACTTAACAACATTAGTTGGTGAAAGTGAGTATCTGGTATTACTAAATGGGTTTTCACTTACTGTTAGTATCTCAACGGGTAAAGCACATCTAAGAGATAAGATTTTTGAAGACCTTAGAAATAAAATTCCAGCTAATATTGCACTAACTGTAAATTTATTAGCTTCACATGATATGGACATTTATACGGGATTCATCCATAGAACGATGGATAAATTCAACTATTAAGGGGGTAACAATGAGCGTATTTACTAATAAAACAATCACAAATGCTGGTATGAACCTAATCGCACAAGGTATGGCTGGTGGTTCTATCACATTTAAAAATATTTTGCTAGGTTCGGGTACATTTACAGGACAGGACTTAGCAAACCAAACGGCATTGGTAAAAGTTGAAAATACATTACCAATCACGGGTGTTAATAGAAATGGGTCAACTGTCAGCCTAACGACTACACTTACACCACAACAAATCCAAAGTGATTATGCATGGTCTGAATTAGGTGTCATTGCAGAAGGGGAAACTGGTGGAGAGATTCTATACTTATATGGTCACACCACACAGACTTCTATCATTTCAAGAAATGGACTTGATGAAAAGATTATACAAGTAACCTTGCTTGTTTCTAATGTACAGAATGTAACAGCTACCATTGATAGTTCATTGGTGTACTTAACACAAGCTGAATTAGATAATCATAATGAGGGAGAAGATTCACACGCTGATATTAGACAAGAGTTAGCAAGGCTAAATGAGCAAATGGAAGCGATAGATATTTCTTGGGATTCCGTAAATGGAAAACCACAAAAATTCCCACCAGAAGAACATACTCACCACGATAGATATTTGCAACTTAGTGGTGGGGAAGTTCACGGTAACATTGAATTTAAAGGTATTAGAAGCCTAGTTTGGGATGTTGGTAGACCCGAAAAAACTAATGTTTTTTGGAACGCAAGTACGACAAATGATTTTGGGCTGATGTATCGAGTGGATGGGGTTGATAGTTTCATTATTAACAAACAAGCTAGACCACAAGTATATTTAGATGGTGCATGGTATACAACTGCAATAGAACAAGATTTAGCAAATAAAGGGCTTGGAACAACTAGTGCTAATTTACCAAGTGGGACTAATTTAGATGATGTTATTAATAATGGCTTTTACATGGTTAGTAACCCTAACAATGCACCGATTACAAATGGCTCCTATTGGTGGTATATTGATGTTAAAAATCACAATGGACAATATATACTTCAAAAGGCTACATGGTTAAATCCACATGGTGCTATTACACACGCTTGTACAGAATGGACTAGGATTAGAAATGGTGCAAGTTGGGGGAAATGGTGTCCTAATACTGCAACTGTACATACTATTGAATACGGGGTTGATTTTAATAGTATAACATTAGCTGGTACATATTTATTCCCACTAAATGTAAATGCACAAGCGTGTCCAAATGTACCAACACATGAAGCTGGGGTATTAGAGGTTATTCCAGTTGTTGGACAAGCAAATGAGGGTTGTGTATTGCACAGATATACTACATTTTCACATTGTGTTGTTTATCAACGTAGAAAATACGAAAACGCATGGTCGGCATGGGTTAAAAACCCAACTGCAAATGATTTAGATAGTTTAAAGCAATCTGTCAGTAATGGGAAAAATGCAATCGCTTCCGCCATTACTGCAAAAGGTGTTTCAGCAAGTGGAAGCGATAGTCATAGCGTACTTGCCAATAAAATTGGTCAAATTCCCGTAGGACCAAACTCCACTAGAAAAGATGCAATAGCTGATAAAATTTACCTATCACTATATTATAATATCCACGATGATGGTCTAGGAACGGACACATTTAAGGAATTCATTACACCCACAAGTGGTTGGAAAGTTGGGACAGAATTTAATTCCTCTACATATAAATATGTAATTGGCGATGCCCTACAATTAGATACTACAAATGGACAAGCTGTACAGGTTGGGCGTGCTGAAAGTGTAAATAACTTAACAGTTCGAGTGTGGCGTATAGTAAGTGGTAAGGTTAGTATAAAAAGTCACAATTATAGTAGTTTCTATGTGACACACGCACAGTATAATAAATTATTTAGTTAATCACGATATTTGAAAGGGATGAGTATTAAAATGAAACAAAGGTTATTTATTTCAAAAGACATTCAAAATAATAAATTAATTGACTATAAATTGCTTTTTGATGATGAATTTAGCGAGCATTATATTATTGATGAACCACCAGTAATGGAGGTTATCGCTGGCAAAGAGGGAAGATATGAACTTGATGAAGATGGTAATGTAGTTGTTGTATATTACGATGTTCAAATGACGGAAAGTGAAAAAATTAAAGCGTTAGAAAAGAGGATTGAAGACCTTACAAAATCAATCGAAGAATTTTATAAACTAATGAGTGTAAAAAAGGTGACCACGTAGTCATCTTTTTTTATTTTGGGAGGATGAAGATGGAATTTATAACATTAATTGAATCAGTTGGGTTTAATTTAGCTTTAATAATTGGTCTTTGTTATTACGTTGCTAAGATGCAGAAAGAGAATAGGGAAGATTGGCAAAGGAGAGAGGATAACTTCCTTGCAACACTAGCTGAACAAACAGACGTTAACAAAAAATTACTGGAAACAAACGCTACCCTAACGTATGGCATTATCCCACGTTTGGAGAATATCGAAGAAAAACTTGAAAACATTTAAGAGAGGTGTTTAAATATGAGATTTGTATTAGATGCTGGACATAGAAATAATTCAAAAGACTTTGGGGCGTGTGGTCACGGTCTAAAAGAATCAGTATTAGCATTAGCTATTGTTAAGAAGTTGAAATACGCACTTGAAAAATTAGGCGTTGAGGTTGTATTAACTCGATCAAGTGAAGATGAACTTATAACACCATCACAAAGACCAGTAAAGGCTAAACAATTAAAAGGTGATGTGTTGGTATCTGTACATATTAACGCCCACAGTAACGATTCAGCAAGTGGTATTGAAGTGTTATATAAGACACAAAAAGATTTGGCTACAGTTGTGTGCAATGGAATGTGTAAAGCAACGGGGGCTAAAAATAGGGGTGCTAAATATAGGGATGATTTGGCTGTACTTAATGGATTCAATGAATCTATCCTAGTTGAATGTGGCTTTATTTCAAACAGGGTTGAAGCCAATCTATTAAACCAATCAGCATATCAAGATAAGATTGTAAAAGGCATTATAGAGGGAATTAAATCACACTATAAGATACAAGAATCCGATATAGCTTTATATGATGCAGTAGAAAGAATTATTGAAAGTGGTATTATGATTAATGCTACAGCATGGAATAAACTTGACAATATCAAACTACAGAATGTACCAGCGTTACTTTCAAAGTTTGGTGGTGTAGATGTCCTTATTGCAAAGGGTGTTATTTCAAGTGCTGATATTTGGAAGAATGGGACATATACAAAGGATAATGTAAGAAGTTTATTAATTAAATATAGTGTGAAATTAGGCTAGGGGTAACCCTAGTCTTTTTTTTTTGTTTGTGTAGAATAATGTAAAATAATGTAGAATTTTACTTGACTGAATATACTATCCGTAGTATAATAAAAGAGTAGAGAGGAGGTAGAAAAGTGGTAGAAATAATAAATGAGATTAACGAAGTGGTATCAGCACTCATTAATCTCACTCTAAATGTTGGCACACTCTTAGCCGTGGTCAAATTGGTAAGAGATAGCCTAAGATAGTTATATAGGGGATTTACTCCCCTATATATTAAAATATCACATATACCACTTGAAAACAATATGGAACTATTAACAGCAATATCAACTTTATTATTTAATATATTAAGATTGATAGTCTTAATATTAGGTATGAAAATTATATTTTTCAATGGGAGAAAATCAAATGGCTACAAAACAAACAGAAGCCAATAAGAGATGGCAAGAGCAAAACAAGGAATATTCAAACTATCTAAAATCTAGGTCAACAGCTAGGGGTTTTATTAAGAATAAAGCAACCGTAGAAGACCTTATGGACTTGAAAAAAATGATTGAAGAACGCATTAAAGAGGACTAATTTATATTAGTCCTCTTTTTTTTTATTCAGATACGAATTTTATAAAATAAAAGAGTTAAAACTAAATCTGTAAAATTATATGTGATAGGAGGGTTTGAGAATGCCTAAGATATTCGATATTTTGGATTTAATATTTGTCACCATTGTTAGAGGTTTATTTATGGGATGTGGAGTATTCTTGGCACTAATTTGTGAGTTTTTAGGGCGTATTCCATTCCCACTTGGCTTGATAATAGCTATCATGTTTGCTGTAGCATATATTTATAGTGTAATAGATGAAGTTATTTTAACTTTTAAAGATGTAAAAAAATAGAACTATTTCACTTTATTTTTACCCACATTTTATCCACATAATTATTAACATACCCTTTGCCCCATATGTATTTCTACCTATCCCCCTAGTTATATTCACCTATCCCCCTATGTGTAAATACCTATGGGGGTATGTGTAAATACCTATGGGTATAGTTATTTGTACCTATGGGGATAGGTGAAAGTACCTACAAATAATATCTTTTATAATATCTTTTATAATATCATCATAATAATTAAAGATAGTATTTAAGAACCTCCCCTTTTAATAATGACGATCGGTCACAATGTGAATTTATAATCTTATCTAAAAACAGTAACAAAAAAAGAGACTAACTTTTACAGTTCAGTCTCTTTCTTAATTTCTTTGCCATATTCTTTAAATAATAGTTTTAATGCTTCATCATACAATCTTGATTTATTACATCTTTGTTCCTTTGCTAATTCTTCTAATGTAGCAAGTAATAATTTATCAATAGATGTAGATGTTTGAGTTCTATATTTTTCTTTTCTTTCAGTAGCCATAATGTACTTAACACCTCATATTGGTTTTTATTCTGTTTACTCTATTATATCATATTTCGTGTATGGGTACAATGAAATGAATTGGAAACGTAAATAAAATGTATTGACATTACAATGACGTTATTGTATTATTAAAACATAAATTACTAGAAAGGAATCAGCACATGATGAACAACGAACAAAAACAAATGGATGGGTTATGGATACCAATGGAAATACTAAATGATGAAAATTTGTCACTACAAGAAAAATTTGTCCTATCTATGATTAAAGCACTTGATAAGGGTCAAGGTTGTTATGCATCTAATAAATATCTCGCAATGTTCGTTGGCGTTAGTGCTGACAGAATTAGTAAAATCATTACAAACCTACATAAAAATGAATATATTACAGTTGATGTTGTTGGCTACAATACAAGAACTATTAAAATGAATGTAGTTGAATCAATCGTAGAAGAAGTACCAGTTGCAGAAGAAGTACCAGTTGCAGAAGAAGAAGTGAAAGAACCTATTATGTGGAAGGGGCATGATTTATCTAAATTTAGTGCAGATGCCCTTGAAAGAATCAAGAGAATGTTTCCAGATGTTGAACGCCTATTAAATGCTGAAGTGGTGGAAGAATCTATTACACCAGCTAAAGATGCAACGCCAGTATTATCTGTTATTTCTAGTGAACAAGCTATACCTAGTGCATTAGACGGACTTCTTGAAGAGGTGGAAAGTGAATGGGCTGACTGCAATCAAGTAAAATTTGCGTAACTGGAAAATAAATCATTAAAATGTATTGACATTGTATTGACATTGATGTATTATAATATATGTAAGAACCAATCAAAACAAGCCAGTCGGCTATCAAATATATGTGGCATCCTTTCAAGTCCATTCCTCGGACAAGCCACGATGAATATTTTTTTAAGCTAATAATAGAATTTAATCTAATGAATATAAATTAAACGGAAAACAATCTAAAGGAGGACTAGAAAATGACAGCATTAAAAGTTGGGCTTCTTAAAATAGCATATTACACATTGGCAATAGTAAAAGTGTTAACAGTATTTTATTACATAGGTGTATGTGGTGGATTTGAAAATGGCACATATACAGGGTTAGAGTTCATTATAAATACAATCCTTACATTCATTATCCTTATTGTTCTATAGGGGTGAGTGAATGGAAATGGTAAGGTTCAGTATTTCAATACCAGTTGAAATGCGTAAAACTATGGAAGAATTGGCAGTTGCAAACTTTAGGAACTTAAATGGTGAGATTGCAAAAGCACTAGATTTATATATTAAGGGTGTGAACGGTCAAATAGTAGCACCCGAACCAATATATTATCAGCCAAGAGTACAGCAAGTAGAAATACATCAAGAAATAAAAGAGAACAAGACATTAAGCCTTGATAGTTTTGGTGAAGATGAAGTGGAGGAATTTTAATCATGTGTAATAAAGTTAAAAAACTAGGCATTGATATGGGTAACAGAACAATTTGCGTAGCTGGTTTAAATGAATTTAATGAGATTGTAAAAGCATACACAAATAGTGTGTATTCACTTGATACAGCCTTAATAAGTGGGGATGTAGTAACATTCAACGGTTTAAGTCTTGCACTTGGAGTTGGTCAGATAACCTTAACAAATGTTGATAAAACAAACCGTGAACACCTAGAACATCAAATATTGTGGTCTGTATATAGCGTATATGGTACTGGCACACATTATATTGATTTAGGCATTGGCTTACCAATTAGCATATACAAGGCTAAGAAAGAGCAATACAAGGATGAAATAGAAAAGTTAGGGACATTAGAGGGGACAATTAATGGTAAAGCAATTAGTGTAAACCTAACCAACGTGAAGATATTTGCCGAGGGTCACGCAAGCATTAAAACTTTAGCTAATTACATAGATAAGGATAACACAACATTACTCATTGATATTGGTATGAAAACAACTGATGTATTACTACTTGAATATAATGGGAAGTTCACAATTAATAAGTATGCAACGATCAATATAGCATTATATGACATTTACAAGGTCTTACAGGATGAAATAGCACAACAAGGCGTTGAAGTAAGCATTGAGGAAATAGATAAAAGAATCAATGGGAATAAGCCAGTTATTAGAACTGAAAAAGGTGACTACAACCTAATGACCAATTTAAAAAGTACCGTTCATGTATGCAGAGACATTATGAAGGACATTGAAAATAAATTTGGAAAGACAATCTTGCATGATAAGGTGTTTACGGGTGGGGGTTCTGAAAAGTTCCTTAATGCCGTAGCTGGTAAGATTAAAAATAACATTGATATTCCAACAGATATGAGATATTACAGTAATTCAATCGGGTATTTGTTAGGACTATAGATTAAATAAAAGGTAATTACAGGAGGAAAAGAAAATGAAAACATGGCAAAAAGTAGTATTAGGAGTAGTAGCAATTAGTATAATTGGTACATTTATGGGGGAGGATGTTCAACCAACTAAGGAACAAGCAACGGTTATTGAAGAAAAGCAATCAGATGTTGTTGAAGAAATGCCAGTAGTTGAAACTATTAAGGATGCAACTATTGGTGATACGGTTGATAATGGTAAATATAAAATAACCCTAAACAACATGGAGGGAGTAGAAAACACTTATATTTTTGACATTCTAATTGAAAATCTAACAAACGAGGATGTTATAAGTAGTACAATGCTAAGTTATTCAGTAAGTGGCGATGATGGTTATCAAGGTGAAGTAGACTTTTTTGCTGATGTAAAAGGTTCACTTGATGGTAGTGTGCCAGCACAAGGGAAGTTAAGAGGTCAAATAGCATTTACAATGCAAGAGGGGTCAAATCCCGAAACATTAAGCATTAATTTAGACGTATTCAGTAATAACCCAATCAAGTTTAAGCTTAACTAATAGGGGGCTTAAAATGTTACAATATAATCTTGCAGAAGTAGAAGTGGTTAAATATCCAAAACGCATATCAAAGGCAGAAATACACTTGGCAATTGTGACTGGTGATGTAATACAAGATGTAGTACATAAAGGCGATGGGATATACGAAGGATATGTAAAAGAATTAAATGCATACATATTATTTAAGTTAAAGTAGGGGGGGTGAAAACCTCCTATTTTTTATGTGGAAGTGGGCGAAAAATCATTATTTATATGTAGGTGGGCGAAAAGTGGGCGAAATGCACATATTTATAAATGAGAATGTAGTATTATCAAGGGTTTTTATAGTGACATAATAACAAACTCTTATCTGAGGGTCCTGGGTTCGAGTCCCAGACGGTTCATAGGTTTGAAGGTTTTAAATAGGTGATTGACACCTATTTGACACCTACAGCGGCAAAAAAAATTAAAACATATTAGCGAAAAGGTCGTCTTGCACTTGTGCAGCGGCTTTTTTGCTTTCTTCTTGAACATGAACATATATGTTATAGGTCATTTGTATTGAAGAGTGTCCTATCCACCCTTGTACTGTTTTTACATCTACACCATTTTCTATCATTCTAGTAGCAAATGTATGTCTTAATGCATGAAAGCCTACATGTGGTATCTCAGCACGTGTGCATGTCTGATAGTGGGCTCTTTGGGCGTTACGGGCATTTAATGGAGTTCCGGTATCTGAGCAAAATACATAATTATTCTTATTAAATTCGTTTCTTCCAAATTTCAAGGACAATTCATTTTGGTGATTTTTATGATCGAGTAATATTTTTAGGAGTATTTTGCTGATAGGAACGGTTCGCTTTCCACTTTTAGTTTTAGGAGGTTGTTTTATAGTTACCCATTCTGTTTTACCGTTTTCGTGAATTCTCGTTTCTTTAAGACTGGAGTCAATTTTTATTTGCATATTTTTAAGGTCTACATTATCCCAAGTTAATGCTAGTATTTCACCCAATCTCATGCCTGTAAATAATGCGGTTAATAATAATCCTCTGTAAGATGTAGAGGTTGTGGATTGTATATAAGATTTTTGCTGATCTAATGTGAGTATTTCAATTTCTTTAGTTTCTTTTGTTGAGCGTGGAATATTAATTGCAGTTAGAGGGTTTTTAATAATAAGGTCATTTTTTACTGCACCATCAAAGAACATGTTTAAGAGGAGATAAATCTTTTTTATAGAGCTTTTAGATAAATAAGATTTACCATTAAGATATGGTTGTAAGTGATAGGGTTTTATATCTTTAAGTTTCATAAGTGCTATATCAGCATTGTAAATATGATTTCTACAGATGGTATCATAAGAATCAAAAGTAGTTATTCTAACAGTATTTTTTATAAAATCATTCATATATCGTTTTCCCCATTGTTCCAGGGTAATGACATCATCACGAACATAACCATCATTAATGATAATGTCATTTTGTAATGCTAATAGTTTTGCCCGTAATTTTTCTCTATCTTTATCATAAATATATTTTTTCTTTTGTTTTCCATTTTCATCATATCCTATAGTAACAGCAGCACACCAACGCCCATCTTTACGTTGGTATATGCTCCCATCACCATTAGCATTTCTTTTAGCCATTTAATTATCCTCCTTAAAAAAAGTATCATTAGTGATGAATTCGATTATTTCTAATGCAGTTTCTTCTGTAAGAGGTTCTCTGCCAGTATTAATATGGCGTATACCTAACTCATTAAGTTTCTTAATTGTTTCTTCGCTTAAAAGAGATGTATTATTTGACAACATTTTTATTCTCCTTCACAACAATATTTTCTATAGGTTTCTATAAATTTAAAATCAGCTTTAGTTAGTTCTTTTTCATAAATGCATAAATTTTCATTTTCCCAAAATCCTATAGCTTGAAGTAACTTGCAAGCGAATAGATTAGCTTCATTCTCTTTATAATCTTTTTTAGGTATTCCTATAGAAGTAAAAGCTGAACTTTCATGAGGGTGAAGTATAGCATGAGCGATTTCATGCGCTAAAACTATCTGCTGGTGATAATAAGATAATCTATTATTAATAATAACTACTTTGTTCTTATCTATTAGTTTATATAATCCACCCTCTTTATTAAGGTCACTATACAATATTATAATTTTTTTACTTCTAGCTATTTTTTCTAAATCCGTTAAAGTGTAGTTTTGAGTTAATGATTTTATTAATCTTTTGTAACGACTTTGGTGCAAACCAATTCCCCCTAGAATACTTATCTTTTATTTTTATGAGGGTTGTATTTTTCTTTATTTTTAAGCTTTACAACCTCTAAAGCGTTTTGAATTGCGATTTTATAAAGTTCTTTATCTTCTTCAGATACATCTCCACCGTATGCTAAAACACCTTCAGGGCCAGTAAGGTCATCCATTATAATTTCTAGTTTTTTTGCAATATCTCTTTTATCTCGGTTATTTAGTTCAACTTGTTTTTGCTCTCTTCCTAATAGGTAGTCAACTGATACATGGAAGTAGTCAGCTACTTTTTGAATGTTATCTATATTAGGAGAGCTGGATGCCCACCTTTTGATTATTCCTCTACCTATATTTAATTCCCTTTCCAAACCTGTTAATGTTAACCCTTTTTGGATACATAATGTTTGAATTCGTTCAACTACAGACATAGTATTAGCCTCCTGATTTGAAAATATCGTAAAATATACAAAATCGTATTGACTAGTAGCGTAAATTATACTATACTGTGTTTAAGCAAAACAAAACGACAAAAATAAACAGCAGTAAACAAAAGGAATAGCCATAAAGTACATCCGTTCCCCAACGTGTGTTTATTTGCTATACCTACAAAGTATATTTTGCGCTACTTTTAAGTATATAATATACTGTTTATATTCTACTGTCAATATGTTTAGCTAAAAAATAGAACATATTAAGGAGGTTACTTATGCCTAAAAATGCATTAGTTAAAGTCCAAGGAACACAACAATTTATGGGAAAAGAAATCCCAGTAGTATTAGGTGGATTTGGAGAAAATCAAAAAGTAGTTACAGATAAGATGATAGCTGAAATACATGGTATGGAAACTAGAAACGTAAGAGCAAGAATCACGGATAATATTAAGCGATTCAAGGAAAGCATTGATTTTATTGACTTAAAAGAAGGTGCTTATCAGACAAGCACCTTAGAAATTCTACTGAAGTTAGGTTATACGAAATCAGCAATAACTCAAGCTGAACACATCTATCTTCTATCAGAGAGAGGATATGCAAAGATAATCAAAATTATGGATACAGACTTAGCTTGGGATATCCACGACCAATTAATGGATGAGTATTTTCATTTAAGAGAAGAAAAACAACAGATGCAATCAATGAGTATGGAAGACATCATCATCTACCAAATGCAACAATCCAAGATGATGAAGGAACAGCTAGAGCAAACTCAAACAGTAGCTATTGAAGCAAAGGCAACAGCAGAACAAGCAACTAAGCAAATGGAAATAGTCAAAGATGCTATGCTACTAGACCATGATAGCTGGCGAAAGGATTGCAATAACATTATCAATAAAGTAGCCAAAGAGCGTGGAGGAACTAAAGAGGCTTATCAGCAAGTACGTGATGAAGTTTACAACCTACTTCAACAACGAGCAGGTGCGAGTCTAAAGACGCGAGTCATTAATAAGCAAGACAGAATGAGGCGAGAGGGTATCTCCAAAAGCAAGGTTGATAAAGTAAGTCAAATTGATGTTATTGCAGAGGACAAGCGTCTTAAAGAAATCTACATAGCAGTCGTAAAAGAAATGGCTATCAAGTATGGAGTAGCTTAGAGAGGAGCATAAATATGGAGAATGAAAATGTCAAAATCGATTTTGTAGAACATGCATATATGTCTATGCAACAGACAGAGAGTTTGGATGAGGCTAAACTAGAGTTTTGTAAAAAATTCATAGAGGAAATTAGCAGTTTAAAAGCATATGAACTAGAAAAACACTTAAAAACTGCTAATTTCAATTGCTTAGAAGGTAAAACTACTATTGTACTAGAGTTTTAGATTAGATTTGCAATAATCTAAGCCCTTTTCGGTCAGCTCAAATTCTAATAAGTTATCAAAGATACTTATAGAATCTTCGAGGATATTGTCAGATAGTGCTTCTAAGTATTCATTATCACATAAGTAGCTAGCTGCTGTGTGATAATACATAAAATCATTTCCATTACGCATACGAAAGCTACCATATGTAGAACCAGTTTGAAGATAATTTTTATAAGCTATAGACAAGAGTTCAGATTCAAATTTATTCATCTATATCACCGCCTTTTATTTTATATTCCAACTTGGCAGAGTTGGTAAGTAAATTTTAAATTAGTATAAAAATTAATTCAAGAATTGACATAAGAAAGGAGAATAACATGAAGGTTCAATGGATAGAGCTATCTTCTCAAAAGAGAAAAGCATTACATATTATTTTGAAAGACATAAACAAAACTTTAGATGAAATATCAGTAGGTACAGGAATCAAGAGACAATCGTTGTTTAATAAATTGAACGAAGTTACTAGGTTTAAACAACATGAGTATCAAAAGCTTTTAGAAGTGCTAGGGATTACAGATGAAGTTTTAGAGGACTTTGCTCAAGGAAGTCTTATAGAGTTTTTATTAAAGAAAGGAGCATAAAAGATGGCTAGAAAAATTAAACTTACACCTTTTGGAAAAGAGGTAGAAAAGGCATTAATCGATAAGGATATGGATAAGGGGGAACTTGCTAAAGCAGTAGGGATTTCACAAGCATATCTTACAGATATTCTTAAGGGTACTAGAAATGGTACAGAAAGAAAGAAGCAAATTGCAGAGTATCTCAAAATAGATTTAGTTGTAGTGGGTAGGTAATAGCTATGAATGAATTCGAGATTGTTAATACAGAAGATGTACTTTGCTTTACTCCTAATGATGTCATGAAGATATTAAATCGTTCTAAGTCACAAGTATACGAACTATTTCGTAGAGAAGATTTCCCAAGCTTCAAAACTGGAGAAAGAAGCTTAGCAGTTAAACGAGTAGATTTTTATAAATGGCAAGAAGAAAAAAAGGAGGAGTTTAAAAAGTGGAAACAGCAACATTAATCATACCAGTTGATGATATAAAGCTCCAAAACGAGCCTATGAAATCAACCGTTAAAAGCAGAAAGCAAAAATGTACAAGCTATAAGCGATTTAGTCCAAAGGAGGTTCGTAAATGTTTGAATACGTATTCGGGTTCCTTGTAGGAGCTGTAACGATGTACATATGCTTTAAATTTCAACTACAACAGTTTGACCAAATACTTAGAGAAATTAACCAAAAGCTAGATAGCAGGTACTAAGTATGAGGCTTTATATGGCAGTCACACCCGATAGATTTGAGTTTCCTGTTTTCATTGAAGATAACTGCAAAGAACTTGAACGAAAGACAGGTATTAAAAAAGCTAATATTTTTAGGCAGATTTCAGAAGGTGCTAGTGGCATTAAGTTAGGTTATAAATTTGTAAAAGTTCAGATTGAAGTAGGTGAAGATTAGATGACAGTGTGGATGATGGTAACAGCAGATAAGTATGAATTACCGTTAGCTGTGGCAGAATCATGTGGAGAACTAGCAGATATACTTGGAGTAACTCGAAGTGCTATAAGTCATGCATTAGAAGGGAGCGGTTATAGAAAAAGCATTGAAAGAAATGTGAATCGAAAATATGTAAAAGTAAAAGTTGAAGAGGAGGATTTAGTATGAGAACAGCAGAAGAAGTTGTAATCGGTGATTTAGACCGAACAATAGGAAGAATTAAGGCTATGAGAGCTTTAGCAATCGAAGAGGAAGAAATAGAAGCGTGTGGCGTATCACAAAGTTTATGCGAAGCCTTAAGAGTAATTCTATTTGAACAGGTAGAGGTTAAGAACAAACTTATTTCTAAACTTATCCCTCGTAAAATCAATGAGGTAAGAGGGCAACTAGAATATTTCGAAGAGTTGCTTATGACAGAAGACGGAAGGAAAGTTTATAGAGACATAGACAATGCTTTGATGTACATACGTGACAATTATTATGAGATGAAAAGAGGAGAAAAGGTATGCAAAAGTATCTTAGTACTACAGAGGATATAGAAGCCGAAGAGAGCCTTAAAATCATTAGTCATGCATTAAAAAGGATAAGTGAAACAAATATGCGATTAACTTTGTGTATAGATAAGGCTATCGAGGTGTGTTTAGAATCACGTAGGGCATCGTGCTTAAAAAGAATGGTACATAGAATACAACTTAACAAGTTAGAAAGACAGGAAGAAAAGATACGCATAGAACTCTATGAGGCTGAAAAGGCTTTATTAGCTATAGAAGGATTTGAGGAACACATTGAGCGTATTGCAAAGGCTCATAGAGAAATTGCTAATGGAATTATTCATGAAATAAATACTATCAAACATGAACATAGGAATAGGAGGGTTTAAAGTGGAAAAGCAATTTATTCTTTTTGACCCACGTACTGCAGAAAGAAAAGTTGTGACATTAGAGTTGTTAGCAGGCATGGCTGGTAGAACAAAGGAAGGATTAAGATATGCCCTTCAACATAGGAGCAAGATAAGAAGCCTTAATTGCTACTTGCTAGAAGAAGACACACCGATTAGCGTATTTAGGGAACTCCTAGCAAAAGAAGTTATACTGGATGAAGTTTGGCGGGATATTCCTAATAGCAGATGGCAAGTAAGTAGCTATGGTAGGTATAGGTCTCGTGTACAAGAGAGGTGGGTTTATAGGCTTCCGGATATGAACAAAAAGAAGGGAAGTTTAAAGATCAGTATTCAGATAGCTGGAAAGGTTGAAAGGTTAAATGCTCATAAAAAGGTTGTTGAATTATTTATTGGAGAAGTTCCAGAAGGCTATGTCATTTACCATAAAAACGGGAATAAGTCCTATAATCATGTGGATAATTTAGGATTTATTACAAAATGGGCCTTATTTCAGAGAGAGGCTACAAGCCGTCTTAAAAAAACTGTTGTGAAGATTGATAGAAAAAACGGAAAAGTAATAGAAGAATATCCATCATTGATTGTAGCAGCAGATGCTAATTTTACAGATGAATCCACTATTCAGCGCGCAATAAAACAAAATCGGCCAGCTATAGGATTCATATGGAAGTGGGAAGAGCAAGTGGCTGATGAACTACTCTATGCAGATTAAGGAGGGAGAGAGTGTATTACAAAGATTGTAAAGGTACGCTTATCGAAGAAGGCGATAAGGTAAGGTATCGAAAGAAAAAAGGCGTTATTGTAGATGATGAATTTGAAGGTTTATATGCAGAGCTAGAGAATGGACATAAAGTACGTGTTCAAGATGTACATAGGCGAATGTATATCATTTACAAGGCAAGAAAAAAGCACCACAACGTCGGCAAACGTATGTGATGCAATTACAAAATAAAATAACATTTTAAGTATATCGTATTGGAGCTAAAAAAGCTATGGAAAATTTAATACATACACTTTGCAGTTTGTTAGATCAAACAGAGTACTGTGTAAAAGATGAATTAGAGCAGGATATGCAAAGAAACAAAAACTTAGAGAAGTATATTATTGCATATTGTAAGAGTCATGATTGTGATACTTGCTGGAGTGACTTGGCAGAAAAAATAGAAGAAGGAGATATAGTATGAATGCTATTAGACTAGTAAATACAAAAAATATGTCCTATGAAGAGTGGCTGGAATGGAGAAAAAAAGGGATTGGAGGCAGTGATGCTGCAACAGTAGCAGGCCTTAACCCTTGGAGAAGTCCTATTAATGTGTACCTAGATAAGACAACAGACCAACCACCACAGGAAGATAACGAACGTATGCGAGTTGGAAGAGACTTAGAGGATTATGTCGCTAAGCGTTTTGAAGAAGCTACTGGCGCAAGAGTAAGACGTGAGAATTATCTCTTGCAACATCCGGAACATGAGTTTATGCTTGCGAATTTAGACCGTGTGCTTATTGGAGAAAATGCCTTTCTAGAGTGTAAGACTACAGGGAGTTATAGTAAGTCTGAATGGGAGGAAGGTATTCCTCTTCATTATGAATTACAATGCTTACATTATATGGCCGTATGTGGATTTGATTATGGTTATATAGCTTGTTTGATAGGTAATGAGAAATTTATCTATCACAAAATAGAGCGTGATGAAGAAACGATTAATAACCTGATAGCCATAGAGAAAGATTTTTGGGAACGTTACATATTAGGGGATGAAGTGCCGGAACCAGATGGAAGTAATGCGTATACAGAGGTTATTAAGAAGAAGTATCACACAAGTATAGTTGAAAGTATTGAACTTAATGACTCATTCTCTGAAAAGTTTAATAGGCGTGATGAGCTGGAAAAGTACATCAAGGCTATGGAACAGGAGAAAAAGCAGATTGACCAAGAGATACAGCTAGAAATGAAAGAGTGTGAAGTGGCTGTATTAGGTGATAGAAAGGTTACTTGGAAGACTCAATCTAGGGATACAGTAGATAGCAAAAGGTTGAAAGAAGAAGAACCTGAGATTTATAAGCAGTATATAAAAACATCATTAAACAGAGTGTTTAAGGTTAAATAAGGAGGATTTAATTATGGCAAGTACAACAGCAAAAAATGCATTACAAGCAAAGGCAGCAGGTGAGGTAAAAGTAAGTCCACAAAAAGGTATGCAACAAATGATGAAGGCGATGGCTAAAGAGATTGAAGCAGCATTACCTAGTATGGTATCAAGTGAACGTTTTCAGCGTGTAGCACTCACCGCATTTAGCGCTAATCAGGCATTACAAAAATGTGATCCGAAGAGTTTTATTGCTGCAATGATGCAATCTGCACAACTTGGATTAGAACCTAATACACCACTCGGACAAGCTTATTTAATACCATATGGTACAAATGTACAGTTCCAAGTTGGGTATAAGGGTATGCTTGAATTAGCTCAGCGTAGTGGAAAAATTAAGACTATCTATGCACATGAAGTACGCGAAAATGATGAGTTTGATATTGACTATGGTTTAGAGCAAAGCCTTAAACATAAACCTCTTCTTAAGGGAGATAGGGGTGATGTGATTGGATACTATGCAGTATATCACACTATTGATGGTGGTTTTAGTTTCGTGTTTATGACTAAAGAGGAAGTGAATGAATTTGCTCAAAAGAAGAGTAAGACTTTCAATAATGGACCATGGAAAACAGATTTTGATGCGATGGCTAAGAAAACAGTGATCAAACAACTTCTGAAATATGCACCTATTTCTATTGAAATACAACAAGCTATTGTGGCAGATACATCAGTTAAGACCAAAATAGATGCTGATATGAGCCTTGTTGAAGATGAATCAGATGATTATATTGATACAACAGCTACAGAAGTTGTTGAGGTAAATGATAGCGAAACAATGCCAGGGCAACAAGCATTAGATAAGTAGGTGATAAGGGTGGCCGGATGGATAAAAATATACAGGGACATACAAGAGCACTGGATATGGCAGGACGCAAATAAGCTCAAATGGTGGCTGGATATCATTCTGATGGCCAACCATAAAGACAATAAATTCTTATTAGGAAATGAACTTTTTGAGGTTAAAAGAGGTGAGTTTCATACCAGTGAACTAAAGCTTGCCGAGCGTTGGGATGTTAATCGAAAAACAGTTAGAAAGTTTTTAGAGTTGCTTGAAAATGACCAGATGATAGCACTACATAAGACCCAAAAAGGGACAACAATAAAAGTTAATAAATACAATGCTTATCAAGGTAATTTTAGTGAAGGAGTGGACAGCCCTATGGACAACGGTGGGGACAGCCCTATGGACAACGGTGGGGACACAAACAAGAATGAAAAGAATAATAAGAATGATAAAGAAAGTAAGAATGAAAAGAATGAGGAGAATAAAAAACATATAGAGCAACAGGTTGCTCATGTATGGAATAGATATCCTCTCAAAAAGGGGAAAGCTACAGCTATTAAAAAAATACCTAAGCTTATAGAGCAGTATAGCTATGAGCAGTTAATACGCTGTATCGAGCGTTATGAATTAGGACTCCAAAAAGAAACATGGAGAAAGCCACAAAATGGCAGTACGTTTTTTAATAGTGGGTATGTAGATTACCTTGATGGAAACTATCAGGAAGTAGAAATTGTTGTAGAGCAGCATAGTGGCTATGAATTTCAACCTAAAAGTCCTGAAATGATAGCATTTTTGGAAGGAGAATAAAAGTGACAAAAGAACAGTGTGCAGAATTATTAGTCCTGATTAAATCCTGCCATCCTAAATTTGAATTACAGATTTATACAAAGGATGGTAAGTATACGGAAGCGTGTAAATACTGGATGGCTTTTTTAAATGAGCTTGATTATAATATGGCACTTATTGCTGTAAGGAAACTTATTAATACATCAAAATGGGCGCCAACAATAGCGGATATAAAAGAAGCTTATGCAGAACTTTTATTACCAGAAATAGTAGACCCAGAACAAGCTTGGGGAATGGTCCATCAAGCCATAAATAAACACGGAGGTATTTATTCGCAAGAAGCAGTCATGAATGAATTACCGCGGCAAGTACAAGAAGCTGTTAAGTGGGTAGGGGGTGTTCGAGCTATTAGCATATGCCCAGAAGAAGAGGAAGGTGTTCTGAGAGGGCAGTTTACTAAAGCTATGAATGCGGTAAACAAGAGATTTACCAAAGAAGTATCATTAGGACCTAAGCTAAGTAGTCAAATAGACAATATAAGACTGGCTACAAAAGAAAAAGAAGAAATGCTTAAACTTGAAAACAAGGAATCCGTTCCTAAAATTACATATGGTCCAGTGATAGAAGATAGCCAAATAGAATTCAACATAAGACAGTGTGGAATGCTTAGAGAAGTTTATGCAAAGGCACAGGAAGGAAGATAAGTGAATGAAGAGACGAAAGAAAAGGACTCCCAAATCCCCAAGTAATAGGCAGAGGGTAAAGGAGCAGGCTAAGGAGCTTAAAGAACTTCGCCATGAGTGCTCTACCGATAAAATTAGAATTAATTACTTAAGAGCAACAGTTTTATAAAGACAACAGTTAATCAATGAACAGGCTAGAACTATTGAATCCTTAAAAGCAGAAATTAGGGATTTAGAAGTTGAATTAACTGCAAAGAAACCATTTTGGAAGAGGGTGCTGGGATGAATATAAGATTTGTTATTCCTGGAGAACCAAAAGGGAAGGCGCGACCTAGAGTGTTTACCAATAATCAAGGGAGAAGGCAAGCTATAACCCCAAAAGAAACGCTAAGCTATGAGAACTTGGTTAAATGGGTCTATCAAAATACATATGGAGCAAGGAAATTAGAGGGGGAGCTAGAGGCTAGGATTGTTGCTATGTACTCTATCCCTAAAAGTATGACCAAGAAAAATAGGCAGCTTATTGAGGAAGGCAAGTTGCATCCTACTAAAAAACCAGACCTTGATAATGTGGCTAAAATCGTTTTAGATAGTCTGAATGGTATAGCTTATTCAGATGATAGCCAAATTGTAAAACTCAATATAGAGAAGCATTATAGTGAGAATCCAAGGGTAGAAGTAACCTTGTACGAAGTAGATGTAGAAAAAAAGTAGAGTACATAGAAGTTGTAGATGAGTTTGGAGAGCTGCAACTTCGGTTTAAATAGCAGGAGGTTTTGATGGTTATTTGGAAAAAGGATATGCCCTACATAGTAAGAGAACTGGAAGATTTAAAAGATATAGTTCCAGAAGATATCCTTGAAGATTTAAAAGAGTTTATTGAAGATTATGTTGAAGATAGTGAACAAGTTAAAAGACTAAATGATAAAATAGAAAGTCTTGAAGATGACCTTGATGGATGTGAAGATGAGCGTCAAGAACTAGAAGAAGCACTTGAAGAGTTAAGAGATAAGTACGCTGATTCAAAGCAAGTCATCGAAATACTCAAAGATTTTATAGATATTATGGAGGATTCTAAACTAACTAAGGATCAAATGTATTATTGGGATAAGCTAAAAGATGCAGTAGAAAGTTTATAA